CTAAAAATTCTTTAATTGAATTTCAACATCACCATTGACAATCACAATCCTTGATATTATGCTTTTTAATATATTGTTTTTCTCTTTCTTGTCGATATGCGCCCACACATCGGCAAGTTTTTTTATGCTCTCGTAAACAACTTCTTTCTTCTGACTGTTTCTTTCGTTTTTTTCTTCCTCGGTTATCTTTACTTTCATTTCAAAAATGATTTTTTCAGTGTTCTTAATCATTTCTAAAACTGTGTCATTTCCATCGGAATAAAGAACATATAGCCTTTTTAATTTCACCTGTTCTTTTTCAAATTGTGACTGCATTATTTCAAGTTTGCTTTGCTTTTCAATAGGCTTGCACTCTGAAAGATTTAAGGATATTTTTAAAATTTCACTTTCTACCTGTTTTTCAATATCAGCAGCCCATTCCAAAGAATTGTTACAGTCGGGATTGAAATTAGGCAAATACTTCATTGCTTTATCACGAGAACAGCAATATATTTTATGCTTTCCGTGCGTCCACTTCTGATACCGCATCTTGCATCCACACACACCACAATAGCACAATCCTGTTAACAAGTTGGCATCCGTATGACAAGCAGTTTTGTTTTTCCTACGTGATTTTCTGATTTCCTGTGCAAGTTCAAACCTTTCTTTATCAAAAATAGGTTCATGAAGTCCTTGATATACATTCCCTTTATATGGGATCATACCTATATTGACAACTCCGGTAAGCACATTTCTTACAAGTACCTCACTGTGAAATCCTAATGATTCCTTGATATATAAATCAGAATAACCACCAATAAACATATCAAGTGCTCTGTTTGCTTGTTCCTTACGTTCTGGTATAGGAATAAGTATTCCTTTCTCCTTGCTATAATTATAGCAATACGGAGTATTAGCACCACCAATCCAGTAACCTTGTTTGATTCGCTCCAACATACCGCCACGCATACGAAGCATCATAGTATTTTTGTCAAGTTGTGCAAAAACAGCCATCATCTGTGTGTATGCCTGCTCCATAGGACTGTCATAACTTACACTGTCATGGACACATTTGAATAACACTTGGTTTGGTTGAAAAACTCTTTCAATTATGTACAAACCATCGATCATACTTCTTGAAAGCCTGTCTAATTTGAACGCAACAACACATTTAACACGTTTTTTTATGCAGTCGTTAATAAGTCTTTGCAGTTCCGGTCTATCCATATTTGCTCCGGTATATCCATCATCAACATACCAGTCAGATACAACCAGTTCATTTTTCCGGCAAAAAAGCTCTATGTCTCTTTTTTGACTATCAAGACCGTTGCCTTCTTCTGCCTGTTTTTCCGTGGAAACACGCATATATGCGACACATTCCATTTTTTCTTTACACTCCTTTCAATATATAAAGAATGTGCCGTATTTATCATACATACGACACATTCTAAAGCCTTTTTACAATGGTGTCAACAGCATATGGATGCTATAATCTCAATAATTTCTTTTGGCAGAGAAACATCTTCAATATCAACATCTTTGCCGTCTTGTGTAACTCTAACCATTTTTTACCTCCAGTCTGTTTATTTTTTCATAAACCTTTTTTGATATTCTGTTGACCGTTCTGTCACATACATTAATCTTTTGTGCTGTTTCTGTAATAGTTTTTCCGCAAGAAAGCATTTTAAACACTTTCTCTTCCTCTTCCGTGAAATTGGCGTTACGGAAGATTTCTTCAAGTTCAGGCTTAGTCAGTTTTGATAACTTCATAAGCCATTCTCCTCCACTAAATTTCAGTTTAGATGTTCATAACACCAGACTTCCATCCTGCTTTTTTAGCCTCTTCTGAAAGAATCTCATTTTCTTCAGCTATAGCCATTTTTCTTTGTTGTTTTTCTAAACAATATATTGATAAAATTTCATCCACCAACTCATTAATACTACATAACATATCTCCGTCAACCTCTTCGGTTCGTTCTGCATCATTTAAAATATTTTTTATATCTTCTGCACATTCATGTATTTTTCTCATACAAATGCCTCCATAAATCTTAATATTTCAGTTTTATTGTGTAACGTTACGCATAATTACACAAATAATCAACCAAACAATTTCCTAAATGCACGATCAGAAGAACTAATAACCCTGTCCCAGTCAAGTTCACATTTGCAGTAAGGACAGCAGGCATATTCCCGGGCAACTCCCATGCCACATTCTGCACAGCGGAAATCTTCGTCTACTCTGTTTCCTGCGCTGTCATATGTTCTTGCCACGCTTTCCGGTGCAGATGCCTTAACAAGCCGTATTCTTCTCATATTCCACCTCCGATAAATATACATCCAGCGCCTGCCGGATCACCCAGGAGATAGGTCTGTCCTGCTGCCGACAGTAATCCATTAATCTCTCGTACTGCTCCGGATCCATGCTGATATCTTTCCGGATGTTCTTCTTGCCTTCTTTCTTCGGTCTCGCCATACCTATCTCCTTTCTTTTACCTATTCTTCAGGGCAATAATCAGATCATTATATGTTGCCTGATTCATATACATGGTCATATGTACCTGATCTACGATCGTTTCCCCACGCTTTTGCCAGTCTTTGGTGATGTATCCATACCGCTTAATCCACTTTTTATTGATGCACTTCTTTTTGTGTCTGCGCCTCTGTACATTCGTAGTTGTAACTATAACGTTATATCCGCCCATCAGATCATTCATTTTACCTAACATGATTATCTCTCCTTTCATTACACAATTTTTCCGATATTTCAGTTAACTTAACCAGCATATTAGCCTTAATCAAATCATATATAATATCCAGCGAATCTCTATGATCTCTGTATTTGCAATTTGGATTTTCATGTATTCGTGGATCATCGTCTTTCCAATCATTAACACAAAAAAGACAATTACTTACGAAAAGCATTTTGCACCCATTAGCAACGCACAAGTAGTAACATTCGCTTTTTCCTGCTATTCCTTTACAACGCTTAAATCCGTACTTTTCAAATTCTTTTGCTTCACAATTTGGTTTTAACATTTCCTACCTCCACTAAATCCTAATTTTCCATAGTAACGATTTCTTGTGTCCTCTTTCGGAATTCGTACCCAGGAACTCTGATAGCTCGTGGAGATCCGACCCCAGCGTCTGTCTCGATCATGCCATCTGCAAGCATTCTGTCCAAATGGCTCTGAACGCTACTGGCACTTTTAAGCCCCACCATTTCTCCGATTTCCCGTACCGTAGGTGCGTACCCGTGCTCCTGGATGTATAAAATTATTGCTTCTAATATCTCCTTTCGCTTCTGTCTGCCTTTTTCTATTGTCGCTATTACTGCTCCCATCTATTCTCCTTATGCAAAACGTAATTGTCCTGTCTGCTCCGCTTCGATTACCATGTTCGGTGTCCTCTCTGCTACACACAATTCTGGAAGATTAGCTCTTACAAGTGCCGCCGGTATCGGAGGGCATACCGCATTCCCACATCTACGCACCTGTTCGCTGCGTGGGTAGGTCTTCCCAGTATAGTCATGATCGATGATGTAATCTGGCGGAAACCCTTGGCATCCATACAGCTCACGTGGTTCCAGCATCCGAAGCCCGATATCCACAATCTGATAATCCACGCCCTCAATTGTCACCAACCCAAATCTGTCTTTGGTCGTAACCGTATCAAGCGGTTGCTCAATGTCCTGACCGGTAGCATCCCCATAATATTTAATCAAAAAGGCTCTAACCTCTCCGAAGTGCCCGTCGCCGGCTGTAATTGTAGGTATTGGATCCCTCACGTCCCGGCCGCCACAGTGATTATTCATCTGGATCAAGTTTGCCGTCACCACACTGTTATGGTCCCATGAGGTGACTGTCGGCAATGGCTTCTCCATGCTCTCTCCTGCTCCCTTGTAGCCACCGTCATAATACTTATGCAGAAATGAGGTAACCAGTTCATACCGGTTCGATCCATCAACGGTCATAATCGGATCTTTTATGGTCTGCCCGCGGACTTCTCCCTGCGCCGTCTCGGAATGGTACTGGATCAGAGTAGGACTTATCAGGCAATGTTCATTCTTGCTTACTATGGTTGTGAGCGGTTCTCTCACATCCTTGCTTCTGTCTGCCGTAAATCCAGTCTGCCCAATCTGTACCATGTACGGCTCGCACAGATAATGTTTTCCACTTCCAACTATGGTTGGCAATGGTTTCTCTATATCATGTACTCTGGGTGCTTGCCCGTCTCTTTCCCCATATCCAATAGGAATCATGTAGGGTTCTACCACACCGTAACCGTGCTTTCCGGTTATAGTTGGCATCGGATCCCGGATATCGTTCGGTCTACGCTCGCCGCCGTGGTTGCACTGAATAATAAATGGCTCTGGATTCTCGAATACAAACTTTTTCAATCCCCTTGCAATCCGCTCCATCGTTTTCGGTGCCAGCGGTCGCACCGCCCGGATTCCATATTTCTCTTTGATCTCTTCCGAGGTGTCAAAGATGCTGGGGCACGGCAAGGAAAAGTCTAACTGCGTGTATGCACCCACATACGGTTTTAAGAGACCAGCCTTAACAGCCTCACTGTCAGCTGGTCCATGTGTCGGCTCTGGCCATACAATCGGATTACCGTCACACCTCGCAATCATGAAAAATCTCTTGCGCATAGTTGGTGCACCATAGTCAGCGGCAATCAACTCCTTGAATTGCACCTCATAGCCCAAATCTGTAAGCTGCTGGACAAACCGTTCAAATGTCTTACCCTGCTTGCTCTTAATGGGATGATGCCCTCTGTTTAGTGGTCCCCAGGTCTTAAACTCTTCCACGTTTTCCAACATGATCACTCTTGGTCGGACAAGTCCCGCCCATCTGCAGGCTACCCATGCAAGACCTCGGATAAACTTATCCTTTGGCTTACCGCCTTTCGCTTTGCTGAAGTGTTTGCAGTCCGGTGAGAACCAGGCAAGACCTACCGGATGCCCTTTGCATGCTGCAACCGGATCTACCTGCCATACATCCTCACAGTAATGCTTTGTGTTTGGGTGATTAGCCTTGTGCATCCGGATAGCTTCCGGATCATGGTTAATGGCAATATCCACACTGTATCCGGTTGCCATCTCTATTCCGGTGGACGCGCCCCCGCCGCCGGCAAAGTTGTCAACGATTAGTTCTCCGTTAATCATGGCATCACCTCCGGGAAGTCTGATATGTCCATCTGCCCTTCCAGATTATCCGCAGCTTTTTCATCCGCTTCGCAGGCTGCCACCATTTCTGCATCCATGTCTTTCTCTTCCCCGACTTCAATGCAGAACACCGGTTGTCCCTGATCTGTTATTCCGAATGTGTTGGCATTCTCATATAATTTTCTTTTTCTCGGATTTGCAAGAATAAAACTTACCGGTGCATCATCCGGGAATGTATTCAGGTATTCTTTTAATTCTTTGTTTGTCATTTTTCAAAGGAACCCGATATATCGTCACCCCGGCCGGAGGTTCGGCTCCTTTCCAATATGTCTTGTATTAACATAAACAATGTTATATAATGGCCATGTCTTACTCTGGCCGGAGGATCGAAAAAACAATATGATTGTATTTTTGACCCTTTGTTTGGTAGTAATATCAATCCCATTGTGTACATATTTTCTTTTAAGATTTTCAAAAAAATCAAACGTGAAGAAAATAAAATGTGGAAATAAACTTTTTCACATAACAATAACTTTTACTACCAAGCATAAGACTAAAAAAGAATAATCATTCTTTCTGCAATGGAATTGTCCATTGCAGTTTTTATTTAATAATCCATAAAATCATCTATGCTCATCTGCCCTTTGCAATTACCACCGATAGTTGATGGATCCCATCCAACACCAATATATTCCAATACTTTTGCCCAACCATAGTCATTGCCGTCTGAATCCTTACACATATGGAACATCAGATAATCCCATTCCTTTGGATTGCTTTCATATAGCAGATCGAACCTGTGTGGTCTCTTTTCCATGTGGATTCCAAATCCACACATGCTGCAACCGGTTCTCTGTGCTTTGGTGGTATACAGAGTTCCGTCCGGTTTCTTCTCGATGGTCCCGTATATCTCCGGGATCAGTGAATCGGGCATCACAAAATTCTCTGTAAGTCTGCCCTCACGTAATAGCTGCTCATGGAATTCATCTTTCCATCCATTCCGCCACTGCTCGTCCATCTCCAGTGCCAGGGACAGAATATCCTGCCGGTGAAAAATAGCAAACGGTGCTGATCTGATTGTGGATGCTCCGAAGTAGTTGCAGCCGTTCATCCGCAGGCTCTTGGCACGTCTGCCGCCCTCGGATGCCATCAGCCCTAAATACGGTACACTGTTATGCTCTTTTCCCCAGTCATCACAGTTCTTTTCTTTGAGGTAATAACAACACTTGGACGATACCAGGAAATCAGGCTTCTGATAATCACATCCCTCGTTTTCGTTCTCATACCCACCGAACAGCTTCAGCCATCGATGATTAAGCTTCATTTTGGAATCTTTCTGCCAACCACCATATTCCCCAGTCTCTCCGGTAATAATTGCGTGGCGTACCGTCTTATTCTTCTCAGATGGATTCTGCAGCAACTCAATTTTCCCGGCAATCTCCTTGGATATGACTGGAAAACCGAACTCCTGGATCACCTTTGGCTTACTCCAGTAGGTCCCGTCCTCGCGTTTCAGCGGTGGCACATTTATGATCCCGATTGCCCGATGTACCCTCTGAATGCTTTTATCTTCCAGATAGGATGCCGATACTCCCGGAACATCAATGTTACACACCTTTTTTAGGAATATGTAAAGGATTATGCTATCCAATCCACCTACCGATACATGGCAGTTCAACCCCCGCTTATCGCATTCCCGCCGAAACTCTTCCGCGCGGATCTGCGCATACTTTCTCTTAAATTCATACGGCTGCTTCTCTTTCTGCATGAAGGTTGCAATCTTCTGCTTCGTTCCCAGCCGTTCCATTCTTTCCTGCACGGATTCCATTTTCTTCTCGGAGTAAAGAGCTCTTTATCGCTGGCCAGCAAACCTCTTACTCCTTTCTAATCGTTGTCAATTTCTTTGAATATGTAGTTTGCAATTAGACCAGCTATAATTCCAATTATAAGTTGTTCTATCATGCTATCATTTCACCTCTCATTCTTTTCATTCTTCGAACGTTCATCATTAACATGATAGAATAACAGGTGATATGATTCACATTTTCTACATATTTTGCAATTTTTATATTTTTTTAATAATTAGTCTCACAGTGCTCCTTGTACATCCTGCCCGCCATCTGCACTAGATAGTGCTGTAAGGCTTCTTCAACGCTGATTCTGTGCTTGATGCAATATCTGTCAACGTACCGCTTAAAGTCCTCATTCTGCTCGTACAGGGCGGTGTAATCAATGGGTTCCATCTGCATCACACTCCTTTTGGCTTCTCACACCGTTCAAATTCAATTACCCACACCCACGGATTCGCATCCCAACCGTAGCGGTCAATGTCGGATTTCTTGATGGTGGAATCCCACAGATCATGAAACATACCTTTTACAAAATCTTCTCCAACGTGTTTTAAAGGTTCTTCTTCAATTCCTTCTTTCACACACCCTTTTCCGTCAATATTCTGCAACCGCTCCACTCTCACATCCGTAACCTTAAGCCAGATACGTGCGGCTTCTTTCGGCATGTGGATTGATGGGTGCCAACGGCAAGGCGATTTTCCTTTCTCCCAGACAAAATCCGCACCGTTGTATTCGCATTTTGCTTGTCTGGCATCATTTCTGGATTGATTTACTAACCTATCAAACAGCTCCCGGTCATGTATGTAAGTTAATTCTCCGCAAGTGCCGTCTTTATAGTCAAAGGCTATCATTTGATTGAATATATCCCATGCTCCAACACGCCATGTCTCTCGGACATAAAGGATATCGCCAGGCTGATACGGTGCTCTTTTGATACACGGCTCATTCCTGCCGTTGTAGAGCATCAGCCCATTTCTAATATATCCAGTCCACTGTGGATTTTTTCCCGGCAGAAACCTTACCAGCCGCCTTGTGCAACTCTTTCTCATGTCCAGAATCGCCCTCACCATTTCTGTATTGAATAAAATCGGTTTAATTGCCATCACCATCACTCCAATCTAATTTCTGACCACATCTATCACAATACTCGTTGAATGTTCCTCCGCACCACTCGCCATCTATCTTTGATATGATTTTCCGCTTGCATATAGGACATCCATAATTAACGGTTCCATTGTGATAGTCGAACGAAGTAACTTTCTTCGCCGTCTGCTTCTCCACAGCTTCACGACATTCCTCCACCGTGCCGATCTGGCGGTACTGCTGCACCTCTTCCAGTGCCTTGATTGCCACATCTAACGCTTCTGCCCTCCTCTGCGGAATTATTCCACCATAAGGTCTAATTCGATGTAATTCTTCGATTGCTTTATTTTCCGTCATGGCTACCCTCGCTTTCTTTCTGCAACCATGACAGCGTACAATCTTTACAATCATGGTTAAAATCGCATACCTTGTCACTTTTTAATAAATTCCGCAGGACACATAATAGTGCCATCGCCAACTCTTCGTCCGTCATGCTCCTGATCCGGTCTGCGTTGATCATCGGTTCGTAGTTCTCGCAATCTCTTTCTATGTCCTCATGCGGACAGTCGTTGATTTTCTCGCACCATGAATACGCATCAAACCCATTATCCTTTGTTTCTAAATTCTTGCAATTATTACATTTCACCATCTTCCACCTACTTTTCTTGTAAAAATCTCTTGATGACATCAATATCTCTGTCCAGCACGCTTAAATGCTCTTTGTTCATTTTTTGATAGACAATCAAGGGATTCTGTCTTCCTGCCTTTTTCGCTCTTAATACTTCCCATATACCTTTGGGTTCTTCAATCGTCCATCCATCTTTGATAAGCCATTTGCGAAAAGCATCTAATTTGTTGCTATGTAATGTGTGCCTATTTGCCATTCTCTACCTCACTTTCCCGGTACGGCTCCGGCAGTGGCATCCAGGCTGTGATTTCAATTTCATCATCAACAACATCAGGTTCATAATATCCGTATTCCTTGAGATAATCTTCATATACTACCGAATACCAGTACCATTTCCCCTCGTAGCAGATACCAGTTGCTGTGAACGGTACATCTTTAATGCTTGCATAATAAGGATCCGGATTGTGGTTTACCCATGTAATATTGACCGGAACATAATCTTCCGGCAGTCTCTCGCTTACCGGAATCCAACCAGCAACGCTTTTTCTTTCACTAACAACCTCAAAGCATTTATCTTTCCATTCCAATACAAAATCAAGGTTATACGAACTGTATCCAATGTGGTAATAGTCCTCTCCGACTTCTTTGTATTTGATTCCGTAATAAGGTTTTTCGCTTATCATATTCACAATGATATCTAATTCGCTAACTTTAATACGTTCTGTTTGTTTATTACTCGTATCTTGCATATAATCAGCTTCTTCTCTCTTCATTCCGCACCTTCCATTTCTGCTAGCTTGGCTTCGGCTTCCTCTCCTGTGAGGAATACCGTTTTACCAAAATCGCATTCTCTAAAATATGCTCCTATAAAATGATTTGTTACCTTAGAGTAAATTCTATATTGTTCTCCGCTTTCATAGAATGATACACTAGAAACATAAGCTTCATAGACTTCGTCTTTCATGTTCTCATCATATTCAATATCATCAAACACATTAAATGGAGAAGTGATTACATAAACGGTATCTCCCACCTTGCACGGCAACCGCAGGAGCAATCCCTGCTCCTCGGCATCCTCAATATCTTTTAATTTGAAATATACTTCCAGCCAGTACTCTGCATTATTTACAAGTGTTGGTATTTCTTTGTCACTATTCGTCAGTCTCTCCATCTCTTCTCCTTTCCGCAATCCTCGGCTTGATCTCCATCACTGGATAGCTGCAGTCATACGGCTTCGTGCGTCCGATTCTAATAGCATCAGCAACCGGATGTGTAGCCATGTAGAGTAAATCACCGTTCTGAAAGTTTCATGTTCCCTCTCTCATACAGCTACGCTCCTTTTTCCGTATGTACTTGCGATTCTGTATACATTGCAAATTTCTCTGTAATATTTTTCTTGTGCATGGATATGAGCATCCACACGGTCAAGTTCCGTCTCGCACCACTTTGCAAATTCTTCTGTGGACAATGGTGTCTCTGAAACATCGAATTTCTCTCTGTTGTCAATCACAAAACGCACCATGTCAACCGGGATGTGGTTCAAATCCGCAAGAATCTGAATCTGTTTGTCCTTGTCCTCTGCTTTTTCATAGTTCGCCAACAGTTCATATCCTGTCATCTGCATTTATATCACCTCTTATCAAGTTTGATTTCTTTGTCGTAACAACTCTTTTTCGGATTTCCCTCTACTGGGGAAACCATCTTTTTAGGGTCTGTAGTGTATGATCCGTTTAGTTTCACACCTATTTTGCTTTTTTCGTCCATATAGCATGACGGCTTGTAACGATCCGGTGGAATGTAGTTGTGAATGCGCCAGTGTTTTACAAGCATAACACCACTATCGAAAGATAAAAGGAATCTATTGTCTATCAAGGATTTCAAATCATCTTCTGAAGCACCGCACATCCTTATGATTTTCCGTGTGTTGTTTACAAATCCGTCATCATCAGCGTTCATACAGATATGGAAATAAAGCATTTGAGCCGTAGCAGGAATATCCAAAAAAGCATCACTCTCAATTATTTTTGCGCTGAACATTCTTTTTTCTGCCATTTAGAACTCCTTACTCAAAAATAGGCTTCTCAATATAGATCCCGGTGTTTTCCACCAGTTCTCTCCACAAGTCCATGAAATCCTTTCCGTTGCACTTGTCTCCGGCTTTGTCCATGTGGTCAGAAAACTTATCCTTGAAATTCGTCAGCTTCTTCTTACTAAATCCATCTTCCATAAGAATTACCATTCCATATAGGATGTACCTTGTGGACAACTCATTGATAAGATTGTTACATCTGACCTGTTCCTGGATGCATTTCTGCGCTACAACCGACTTGTAATGTGGATAATCAGCTTCGGTAAATTCCTTATACTCAATCGTCCAGTCAGCAAAATCGTTAAGCCTATTCTGTAACTCCGTATAAGGCTCATTCTCGTACTTTTCGTTGTACTCGGTAAATTTACCACAGAAGTCGGAAAGTTTCGTCTGTGAGTACTTGTAGTCTTTCCACAAGGTATAACAGAACAGTGTCAGTATCCCAGTGAATGGACTTCTTTCTGCTGATTGTCTCAAAAGTTCTGTCTGCCGCATGATTTTCAAAATTTCCTGCGGATTGTCATATCGTTTTGGCATTTTATGTATCACCTCCAAGTTCTGTGATGCTTGAACTCTACAAAGAAAATTTCATTTTATCAAATTTTTCAATTTGTTTTTTTAATGATTCAATTTTCTTTATTCTCATTACTTCTGCCCTTAAAACTGCGTCTTCCTTCTTTTTGTGCCAATCATTTCCGTGAAAAGTTCCATATTTTTTAGAACTTATCATATCTTCGGAAATATTTGAACAAATCTCTGCATCGTCAGTTTCTATGATTCCAGTACTAAGTGCATATTTTGTAATATATACTTTCATATTATTCACCGTCCTTTTCTCCATGCAAAAGTTCCATAAACCGAACAAATTGTCTTTGCGACACGGAATTGTTCTGCTTCTCAGGCTTCAAACTGATGACCAGATGCTTGTCAGCAATGTTCGACAGTTCCCTTGCAAGGTTGATTCTGCCTTGTGCCAGTCCATCACGGTAACCTTTTCCCGGTCGGTACTCTGCGATCTGCTTCTTTCCATCACCTTGACCACCGGCTGTCTTGTTGCGAAGTTGGTAACCCTTGTCCGCATAACACTTAATCCAGTACTGTTCCCACTTATCTAATTCTTCTACCGTATAGTGCATAAAGCCGATTTTCCAACCGTATATATTTTCCGAAGAATATAATCCGTGGCTCTTCATGGATAAATCAATGTGTTGGTATCCGTTAAGATGCCCTGCCAGTCTTTGGAGTAGGTGTACCGCCTGCCCCACATACGCAAAACGGAATCCATCCTCGTCTGTTCTTGTCAGAAAGTAAATTCCACTTCCATCGTCCACGTGTGGATTGACCGCCAGTATTCTTTCACGATTCTTAGTTTCAATAGCTTTCGCTTTCTGGATGTTCTTCCAGTTACTCAAAATGGGCACTCCTTTCCATTCCGTAAAATCCATTCCTTGCCTGCTGCCGCATAGTCCACATTCGCCATAGGAGCAATCTTTTTTACCTCTGCGACACATTCATCAGCATCGGTTGTATCACCGCCCAAATGACACAATATGACGTTTTGCAAGGCATCTGACTTGTTCGCTTCGACAATTCCTTTGCAAGTATCCAGTTCGCAGTGACCTTTGACCTTGTGAACGTAATTAGGTGCATCCATGTCAACATATTTCTTCTGATAATTACACTCGATCAAAAAACAATCTATCTCCTGTTTGCGGAAATTATATGGAATGTATTCAAAGTCCGTGGCATAAATAATTCTCTGTGAATACGGCAAAGGTGTCTTAATATAAAATCCGTTGTTCCAACAACCATTGTGCGGAACATCAAACGCCTGTATGTCGAAATCACCTAAAGTAAAGTGCATTGTCTCTACTTTTCCGCTTTCATACGGTGCTACAACTCTGATTCCCATTCTCCGCAAATCTTCAATACTCTTGCTATGGTCTCCTAACCATGCTCATGTGAAACTATGCAACCAACAATATTTTTTACATTCCAGTCACACATACGCTTTATATCCATGATTCCCATTCCTGCGTCAATCAGAAGTGTTTCATTCTCCGTCATGAGTGCGTATGAGTTGCCTGAACTGCCTGAACCGCAACATTTCAATTTGAGCATTTCATCACCTCACTTTCTTGTGGTTGGGCACTTTATACACAAAGCAATATAATATCGTGTCATATTTTATACTGTAATATTCTATGTTGTTCAAGGTTATATTGATGTGCGGTTTGCACCGCCTATAAAGTACCCAACCTGTATTTATTTTTTACTTAATGCCCTCTACATGGTATCTGCCGTAGCCACTACTTCTTCCACTTCCGATTCCATTTCCGAATCCTGCAAGATTTATGATGTTTACAATTTGTTCAATGGAGTATGCGTTCTCGGTGTACTGAATTGTAAAAGTAGCTTTCCAACCGCTAAATCTGTTCAGTCGCACAAGAACTGGACTTCCTTTTTTAGGTGACATCAACTTCTCGTCAATGTGATGTTCTGCAAACTGGATAGGGACTAAATCTCCCTTTGCAATGATATTTACTCCTGCATTGAATTTCGTAGCATATGTATCAATCTTGTTCTGCGTGACAGCCTGTCCGAAAGATTTTTTCAATCCAAAACCAGTAATACATGGTGCATTTTCCTTTAATGCCTTTACAAGTCCTTCCTCTGAAAAATCGGTAGGTTTTCCATTGTACCAGTGCATAGCAGTGATAATAGATTCCCATGGGTTAGGCTTCGCTGTGTCCTTTGCCTTGTCCTTGCGCTTGTCAATCAAATCTCTTGCATTTACATCATTCATCTTGTTCAGAATCAAATCTCCGTCACCTGCAATAGTGATTTCTGCGGTTTTGATGTTGAGTGGTCTAATTTCAATAACTTCCGTATTTGCCATGATATAATCTCCTTTTCTATTCTTTTGTGTGCTTACCGCTTTGTAAGTGGCATAAACAATAATTTTTGTAGTGTTCTGTTTTGTATTGTAATGTCTTGTTCTGTACTGTCTTGTAATGTGTTTTTCTTTGCTTTTGTGGCTTATGCCACCTATAAAACGGTAAGCAGTTACTGATAGCACTTTGTAAGCGATATGATGTTCTATGCTATAATTTAATTTGCTTTCCTATAATGTCCTGTTTAATTCTTATTTTTGGCGGTATCATACCGCCTATAAAATGCTATCAGTTTGTGCCTATAATCAAGTGCTTAACAAGTGAGATAAAATGTCCTATGATTTGCTTTATTTTCCTTTTTCATTTTGTCCTGTTTTCTCGATATTTTATAAAAAGCTGTTATATAATAGGTGTTTATCCCACCTATAAAGCACTTGAATATAGGTTGTTTTGTCTTTTCCTGTCTTGATTTATCCAGTTATGTTCTGTTTGATGCTTATATATATCTAAGCAGTGATTAAATCTATCTGTTCAAATACCGATTCAAGTTCAGAAAGTGTATTGTATTTCTTTCTGAAACTTTCCAGTTCCGACAACGCTCTTTTCAGCAAATCATCGTATTCATCATGGTTCGTCAAAAAAGTTCTTGTCGGCTGATACACCGTGTCAGATGTTCTGCTTAATACTCTGACGGGTGGCACATCTTCGCTTTTGGGAGCAATGTAAAGCATTCTGATAATATTTCCTGCCTGCGTGATTCTGTATCTTTCTGCTGCCACATCGTTATCCCATTCAAAACATTTATGTAATTCAGATTCCTTGTCCCTTGCTCTTTCAAGTAAAGAACTAGGTGTGATGTTCTCCAAGGAAATAATTTCTGAATAGCATTTGTTCGCATCAGCTTTGAAAATGCCGTTCACTTTCCATTTAACAGTATCTTCCATGTCCTCAATTCTCCCTACTTAAAGCAATCCGGTGTCTCTGCGCTGGCAATGTCCGTCTCTGCGGTCTGCGGTACTTCCTCAAATGTTGCGTCAGGAAACTCGATAGTGTTTGCATTTGCCTGTACCTCTTCTGCCACAACTTTTTCCACATCAAGTTTCACATCGGAAACATCAGGAAATTCTTCCTGCGCATACAAACCTTGGAATTTATCCGGAAAAGCTTCTCTTAATGCCTGTACAACAGCAACTTTTCTTATCATTGTTGCAGGCTTTTTGGACCATTGACCGTTGATTGTTCCATCTTTTTTTCTTCCAACATATTCATCGAAAGATACTGACTGGTACTCCGGTGTCTCTCTTCCTTTGATAAACACTTTAGCCCAACCTCCTACAATAGATTCGTCCTTAAGGACAAAAGATCCTTCTCTTTCTTCAACGGAACCATCTTTCTTCTGAACAATAATTCCTGCTTTTTTTCCTGCATAATTTGGATTTGCATCGGCTCTTTTTGTAAAAACATCTTTTCCGGTAACAATCGTAGCAGGATCATTGTTTCCAAACTTAATGAGGTATGCTTCTTTCAAAAAAGGATTAAGATGCTGATATCTGCAAAGAGACATAAACATCATTACTTCCTGATCCGATACGTTTCCACCACCGCTTACAAGGTACTTTCTTACCGTTGTTGGGGAAATTTTTACAATTTCCCCATTTGATTCGTATTCCACAATTCCTGTGTTTTCCTGCTTCTTTTCGTCTGCCATGTTTCTACCTACCTTTCTACCTTTTTGATGCCGTCAATGTTAATGATAAATACCTGGCTTGTCTTTGGATTCTGAATAAGTGCAAGAGTTTTCCACTTATCGTCATCGTGTTGCGAAATGTTCAAAACCTTTGCAACCATTCCATTTTCAACAGAAACTCCATTAACAAAATTTTGTCTATAACTTCCAAGACCGCTCCATGTATAGTATGTTGAATAGCATTTACCGCTATGTGTTACCTCTACCATGTCACCGACACGGATTTCGCTGTCATCATCTTCCTGCGATTTTTCTTCCGGTTTGTAGTTTTCAAGGACAACGTACTCTTTGTGCAATAAACCAACATTTTCCTCAGATTTTTTGCAAATACATCCTGATGTCGTAACGCAATTTACTTTGAAAATATCTCCGTTTTTATAAGGAATCAAACAAGGCATCGCATAAACAACCTTGATGTACTCACCGACTTTAGCTTTTCTCTTAACCTCCCGGACACCGTTATCAGGCTTCGCATCTTCGCCCATCAGCCGATTAAAAGCCAACTTTGCACCAGTACGGAAATCAAATTCATCAGCCGGATTGCAGTTTGCTTCTGCTTTCTCGCCAATGGACTTGTCCAGCGCAACTACTTTGTTGTCATTGCGGTAGATGACAATAGTTGTGTCTACTTTTTCTAAAGCGACAGAGAATATAGAACCTATTTGGAAATGTTTTAAACCAATGCTTTCCCCAACTACATCTTTGTAAAAAACAGTGCCACCACTGATTTTTGTGATTTCAATTACAGCATCTTTGTCTACAAACAATTTGCTTGTATATCTTTCTCCAACCTTAAATTTACGTTTTCTCATATTATTCTTCCTCGCTTTCCGGCTCATTCATAAATCCACTTGCAACTCCCTGATGCACTGTCACATCAGCTTTGTAAATCTCCTTGATGCTTCTAGGCATCACATGGAATGTCACATCTGTATCAGCAATCTTGCCTTTGAATTTCAAGGCTCCACGGTCTGAAAGCCCCAGGTACACACCCACGCAACACTTGTCATCAAAATTGAATATAACGGTGTCACCGGCATTGATTGTTTCTCCTCTTGTTGTCAAAACGGAAATGACGGTCTCTTTCTTAATCTGCATTCTCCGCATCTCCTTTCTTTATCTCGTCACAAAATATCTTGGCAGAAATTTTCGCTCCAAAAAGAGAAAAAATAATACTCATGCCAAGATTCTTCGTAATAATAGAATCAAACGGCTCTTCTGCCATTACTTTTGCTATTACATTGCACATTTCATCAGCAGAAATCTCAACTTTTTTATCCATATCATAATCATCATTAGGCATTAGGTACTTCCTCCACTTTCAAAACCGCATCATCACTTCTTCGGAACATAATCAACTGACTGTCAACATCAGGAATCTTCCAAGGGTCAAGGCTTTCGGTATCGTCAACCATGATAGGCAATTCCACACCAAACCGCTTCTGAAACGCATTGCAAATGTCAATCTCCGTCAGAATCCTTGCTCCGTGGTTCATGTTTCGGCTGTAAGGCTCTCCACGGTATGTAAAGTCACAACATTCTTCCGTGTCACCATTCACAAGAGGTCTGAACATCCGCACAGTGCAGAAAGAAAGATACTTGTTCACATCAGCTTCCAACAGTTCGTTCTTCTTCCGGCTGAATTTCTTTAACAGGTCAAGCTGTGCCTGCACATCTGTAATCTTCTGTGCAATGTTCTTGCGCTCCTGTTCCAGTTCTGTGATACGCCTATCCACACTCTCGTTAATGCTTACACTCGCCAAAGACTTATCAACCACGGAAATATCCTTGCGGATCTGCTCTTCATCACATTTTAACTGGAATCTAAGAAGATTCATGTCAGTGAATTTGTGCATGGCAGCTTCTTTCTCTGCAATCTGTGACTGAATAGCTTTGTATTCTTCTGTGTTGGAAATATCCACGCTTGCCGGAATGGAATTTAAGGCATTATCAGCAATGGCAATCTCTTTTTCCAACCGCTCCACTTCATCCTCGGTCTTTTTCAGTTCCTCACGCTTATGCTCCAGTTCTGCCTGATCCGCTTTGATATGGTCAGCACAGGAAGAACCCTCTTTGGTAATCAGTTCCAGTTCATGTGCCTTATGCGTATCAAACTCCGTTCTTAACTTCTCTTTCTTCTCTTCCGGATATTCCTGTCCGCAATAAGAACAGATCATAGAGTTTTCATCAAATTTAAGGCTCTTATTCAAATCCCAACTCTTCTTCAGTTCCTGTCTCTTCTGTTCATACTGTGCAATGTGATTTTCCAGTGCAGTAATCTCTTCACGAATGGTATTTGCCTTAAGCAACTCTTTCTGATGCTCATTCTGAATCTGATTCAGTGTTGTGCGCTTCTCTCTTCTGTCCGTATCCAGTTTTTCATTTGCTTTCTGCTGTAATACACTCAACTGACCTTTTAACTCAATAATTCCATCAGAAAGCTTATCGTAGGAAATCATGCTGTTCTGCGTATCTGTCTGCTGCTTAATGTTCTCTGACAGCTTATCCATTAAAGCTTTCTTTTTCAGTTCCAGATCCGCAAGGTCAATATCCACTCTCTGACGGCTCACCTCGTCAATACGGCTCGGAATTTCATCTAACAGGTCATGCAAGCCCTTGGTTCCATTTCTTCCCCTTGTGCCGTACAACTGCGTATTGCAACGCTTTTTCAGTTCATCAACCGTGCCGTCCTGCAGAACAGTCCTTAATGCTTCAAACTCCGGAAACTGATTGCAAATGTCATCATTACTGTGCTGGCCAAACATATCAGTGAGAAGTGCTCTCTGATCCGTGCCACCTTTCAGCAGAAGTGTCATGGCATTGATGCAAAGTGAAAACTTATCTTTTCCGCATACACTCTCTTCTAAAAATGCTTCAAAATCTGCTGCCTTTTTTGGAATATCATTCACATAGTAATCCGTGACATTGCCGGTAAACTCGCCTTTCTTATTGAAGTTCTGACGGCATACTTTTTTCAGAACCTTGTCTGTACCGTCAATCTCCACGGTAACTTCTGCGGTAATATCTCCGTCAATGTCATTGCCGTCCTTATCGTGCGGTCTGATTCCGGTGATTTCTCTGCCGTTCTCGTCACGGCATCCAAAAATATACTGAATTGCTCTTTTGATCGTGGACTTACCGGTTTCATTTACACCGGAAACCTCTGTCCGGTCGTATAAATCGGTGTCCACTACGTTAGAACCATAGAATTTGCAGAAATTCTGCAAAAAGATGTGCTTAATCCTCATTTTTCCTATCCTCCCAAAGATATAAATACAGTGAATTAACAAACATATAGATTGATACCGGCTTGTCTGTCTCGTTGATTTTCTTGTACAACTCTGTGGTTGGGTTCATCTTATCTACAACCCACTTGATCGCCCGGTACACGCTTTCCTTGGTTGTGCTGTGTTCCTCTCCGATAATCCGGTAGATTTCAGAAAGTCTTCTGTTCCGGTTCTCAAACATCAGCGTTTCAACCTCGATGATGTACTGGAATCCCGGCAAGTACTGTTTCAGCCCCAGTTCTACCAAGATTTTTCTTATCTTCCTTTCCATTTCCTCACTCCTCCGGCTTTCAGTCTTCTGTTACGTGGATCACGTTGTCTTCTCCGATATACAAGATTCCTGCATCTAACAGTCTTGCAATCAGAATCTCATTCGCACGGACGATGGGGATAATCTGTCGCTTCTGCATAAAAATACTCCTTTCTTAACCATTTTTTCTTCCCGGTATTGCGGTTTACAATTCTGTAATAGAATGCTGTTTCACGGTCAACTTCCCATTCTTTCGGACTGTAAAATATCTTTCCGATGCACCCTTTTACGGTAAACCGCTTTTTGGAACTCATACGGTGTCCTCCGCAAGTTTTCTTTGTCTCCACCATGTTACATCATCAAAGCCTTCAGCTGAAAAAGAAGTAGCACCATTAGTCCATGTAAATATTTCCCCACCTTCAAATTTTGCAAAATATCTAGGTTTCCAAGGGTCACTATCGGAATCTCTTACGTACACTTTCGTGTCCACAGGCACTTTCGACCAGTCAACAGGTGGTTCAACATATTCCTGCTCTGCCCATTCTTTGAACCTTTCCCTGCATCTGCTTTTATCACTCCATGCGCAATCGGAACAAAGTATTACATTGCAATCACATAACTTTCCTTCTTTGTCCACAGCTATCTCTATACTATCAAGTGCCATGTCAATAATCTGTTCCGCATACTTCTCTCTGTTCGTCATTTTCCATTCATCCTTTCCAGTTCTGCGCTCCTGGTTAATATCCAGTCTGCGTAATCACTTAATTCTGTCTTTGTAGCTGCGTTCTTCTCTCCGTGGTAAACCATGAGGACAATTCCTACATCACAGTACTTTTCAAACAATTCCGACAAGTAGTCGGCTCCCACATGGATATTGCCGTCCACGGAGTAGATGTCCGTCACTCCCAAACGCTCCATGCGGTCTTTATGCCATCTGTCTGAAATCTGCATCAGACCTTTGCAGCCGCCACTTTCCACATCCGGTCTGCCGGAAGATTCTTTCTCGATCATTGCCATGAGCAGTTCCGGGCAGATGCCGTATTCCTCACCGTACTTTACACACGTTTCCTGTGCTTCCTCGGAGATAAAACTGCCGGATGGCTGTGCCGTGGATGTAAATGTGATGGAGAGTGCTATTATAATAGGAAGAAACAGCTTTATTGTTGTTATAATCTTTAATATTCTTTTGTCTCTATATAACATAGAGTAGAATCACCCCCGTGAATATTCCTAATAACCAAAAGAAAACCATAAGGACAACCTCAACTATTTTTCTCATACGCAATACCTCATAGCATATCTCCTTACGATATTCTCAAAGATTACTCTCAGTCTTACATTGTCAAAAATAACCGCAATCTTTGTAGTTCCCTCTTTGATAGCTGTTTTCGTGTTGCCGGCATCTTCCATACGCTTGATTTTATTGCTCTGAAGCCTTGATAAAACACAATGTGCTTCGTTTTCCAGTTCACCGTACATCTGATTGTAAAGTGTCTGATAGTCGATACCGCTCTTTGCGGAAATATTGCGTACCTTTGCATTGATGTCTGCTTTCCAGTCTCCGATAGGCTCTGTGAAAATTTCTTTCATGTTGGTGACTGTACTTTCCAACTTCTGAACCTGTTCAGCTTGTTTCTTCTGTTCCAGTTCCTGTCTCGCCATGCTCTCAGCCATTTGCATAACCATCTGCATCTGTGGAGAAAGTTGTGACCGATTTATTACTTCTTGCTTCGTCCTGTCCTCTATGGTGATAAAATACTGTCTTGCTTCTTTGCCCCTTGCAGAATGGCTTTCCATTGACAGATGTTTTGCAAAGTCGGTAGTTAGTCGGTAATCCTTGCATTCGTTACCGTTCGCCATCGTGGCGAACCCCCACCAGTCCTTGTTTTCCTCGTAAAACTCGTTTTCCTCAATGTTTGTTTTCGCCCATCTTGCAAAATGACTTTTTTCTCCGCTCAAAAACTCATATAACGCTCTTGCAGTAGTCATTCCGTTTTCATCAACACCCAGCGCAATCTCAATGGGTGTTTTCATGTTTGATGTTTGTAATTCGTTCATTGTTCTCCTTTCTGTGGTATAATGTTCTAAAAAACTGGAGGTTTCATATGCTTCTCAAAATCGAAAGAAAAGTACTTAGGAAAACTGTAAAATCTTCTGAATGTTCCATTTCATTGTCTGAAATAGGGAATTACAATGGTGAAGATGTTTACCAAGCATTTTTGTCCTTAAAGGAAAAGGGATATTTCACCATAGTTAGTTCATCCATAAATCGTGAAATGTTCAAATTTACTTTGTCTTCAAAAGGAAGATTCTACAAAGAACATTTGTTTCTCTCATTTTTAAGAAATATACTCATACCTTTTGTTGTGTCTTTAATAACTGCAACTGCAACATACCACTTAGAAAAAGTAGCAGATAGCTATTCCGACAGCCGCCCCAGCCAATGCACTTATGAGTTGAACCAATGCAGTGATCCAAGGTTCTAATTTGTCAAGAAGATCTCTCTTCTGGCGGTAAGTCCATTTTTTCATTCATGTTCTCCTTTCATTGCATGAGAAACTGCATTACAAATGGTCGTATGCTGTTTCTCTTCATCATTCATGGACTTCTCAATTCTTTTCAGAGTGCCGTCAATGCTCTTTAAGGTTTTGAGAAGTTCTCTCTCAAACTGACTTTGCATTTTATTTCTCCTCTCTGAAATATGGGAGCCTATTCTTTTTTGAAGTTAATGCTTTCGATTTCTCCTAACCCCTCCTGCATAATCCGCAACACTTTCATATCCGTTGCAATATTAAGTGCATTAAGATCAAGCGTCAAAGTAGGAATATCATCCCCAACCCCTTGCTTTAGTGTGAAACTTCTCACACCGTTAATTTTGTGACCGTCAATTAGTACTTCTGTAAAAACTCCCTCTTCACCGTCACACTGGTGAATCTCAATTTTTGATGTTTTCACTCTTCTCACCTCTCTTGGCAAATTCCTCCGCCATTTTTTCTTTTTCACTCATTCAATTAACTCCCTATTTGTGGTATACTCTCCTTATTCTTATATAAGGAGGTGAATTATATTGGATTCCAAAGAATATGCATCCGCTTATGCTATTGCTAAAATCTGTGGATATACCGGAAGTTTTGATGATTTTAAGAACCTGTACGACCAATACTATTCCGAAATCATCATGTCTTTACCGGAAGAAAAACCGGATCAGGCAAAATGTGAAGCAGCTATCAATCCAATGCGCAATATAAGAACTATTTTTTAACTGCCAGTAGTGCCATTGAGAGAGAATCGAGGATTTTACACTGTTGCTGTATTTCTTCGATTCTCTTCTCACCGCCACAACAATCTTCTGCAATCAGAAGTGCCATACACTCTACGCTGTCGGACAAATTCATGCTATTACCTCCAGCTTCATATCCATATGACTTTTTCATGCTTTTCTCCTTTCAAAAGTTAAATGTTTTGAACTTCCGTGTTAAAAAAATATTCTTGTATATCGTTCTCGGTCAAATCAAGAAGTCTAATTGCTGTAAGAATTTCCTGCTGTTTCCACGGACGTTTTCCATTCATTTTCAGAGAAAGTGTACGTTCTGAGCACCCTAATGCTTCTGCAAAATTTGATTGATTAGAGTACTTTTCCACTATTCTTCCTTTTAATTTTCTGTAGTTAAAAGCCATTGTTCAACCTCCTTTCAAGTTCAAATCTTTTAACTATTTGTATACTACCACTGCTTGCGGTGTATGTCAACCTAAAATTCAAATATTTTAACTTTTTAAGTTTTAAGTATTGAACTTTTGTTCAAATAATGTTATATTCTTATTTGAAAGGAGGGATATAAAATGAAAAGGTTTACTACCTCGCAAAGACTTCGGCAGATAATGGAAGAAAGGAATTTAAAACAAGTAGATATTCTTAATAAAGTGCTTCCGTATTGTGCAAAATTTGATGTTAAGATGAATAAATCAGACATCAGCCAATATGTTTCCGGGAAAGTAGAACCAAGCCAAGATAAACTGGTTATGCTTGGCATGGCTCTTGGTGTGACAGAAGCATGGTTAATGGGATTCGATGTTCCTTTTGAAAGAAAAGATTCTGCTGCGAAAGCTGAACAAGATTTCGATTTCTATTATAAATATTCATTACTAGATCAGAGAGATAAAGAAGTTGTAATGGATATGATAGAATCAATGTTGGTCAGAAAAAATAACGAGGTTTAACCCCATTTTGACAAAAATAGTTTTATGAATGTATGCAGGTATTCTAAAGTACCTGCATCATTTATTTTATTTATCATGTCTATTATTCTTTTTTTGTAATCTTCTTTCCCCATAGTACACCCCCTAATCTTTCCGCACTTGGTAGCGATACATCAAATTATAGAACATATGTTCTAAACAATCAATATTTATTTGACGCACGTTTTTTATTGTTGTAAAATATCAACAAAAAGAGGACGGTGAAAACGCCAATAAACACCGCCCTCGCCAGAACTTGAAGTCCCTTGAAACAAGGGATGTTACAAGTGTATCATGTGAAAGGGGGATAAAAAACATGATAAAAAAAGACCGAATCAAAGAAATATCGACACATCTATCAGTCAACCGTGCAAATTATATGTTAAGTTTTCGTGGGAATCTCCACGAATTTCTTAATGAGCCGGACATGACGGTTTACAAGCTTGCAGATGAAGCTAATTTGCCTTATTCTACGCTTAATTCACTACTATACGGTAATTCTAACGACACAAAGCTATCGACCGCTGTTGCGCTTGCTAGAGCCTTTGGAATCAGCGTAGATGAGTTGGTAGGCTGTGGTACTATGGAAGATAAGATGTTGGAATCTGTCAAGATATGCCGCAGTCTGCCGGAACACTCTCTGTACCTTATCCGCTACTTCATCCGTCACCAAGATAAAATCTATTCCAGTCTTGAAAAATCACACAAGTATATTTCTGTCCTTAAACCGCAACTTGTGAATGGAATTATAGCCACCACAAACGCTGTAGAACCTATTTGCATAGACAAATTACCGGAAGATATAAAATCCAAGACTTATATCGGTTTGAAAATTCCCTGTGACTACTATATGCCGTTTTATCTGCCTGGGGAAATTGTTCTCCTTGCAGCGGATCGGGAACCACAAGACGGTGAACGATGTATTGTAACAAGTAATGGTGGGATACAAATTGCCGTAAAAACCCATATAATAGAATATGGCGTTAGAAAATGGAGATATGTTTCGCTCATGTCTCCGAACAGTATACTTCCGGAACACATAATTGATGACATGATAGGATATGTGGTTGGTTTTGTCAACAATGACGGTGACTGGGGAATCAGATAAAAATTAAGAGCATGGCTTCTACACCATGCTCTTTTTGATTGATTTATTTTTATTACTAATCTGCATACATCAGTTATCATTACTTCTGTAAATGGCAAGTTAGGTAACTATGGTAATGATATAGTTATGGGAAAATTATTATCAATAAATGATAACTATATATTGGATTTATTTAAAAACGCACCTGTCAATTATAGTCCAACTTTTGGGCAATTAAATATAGGTGGTCCCATAGTAGCATATATCATGCAAAAGCATTCAGATTATTATGGAGGTGCTGTTATAGTATTTGGTTATAATAATCTAAGACCTATCTATTATCACATTGGAAATGACACAATAGATGCAGAATACTATTTGTAATCAAAGTATAATTACTGATTAATCTATAAGATATTTTATCTAAATATTATTGTAAAACTTAAATTAGTTATCATTTTAGCCATCCCATAGGTGGCATTATCAGGAGTACACGTAAACGAAAATCCACAATTAGTTTTTACAGATACATTACATTTAGATAGTACGTTTCCAAAACTGTCAAAGTCCACTCTGTTCAATTTAATTTCATAATTTGTGTTTTTTGTGACGAACGGTAATGGTACATATGCAACAACCAATTTATTGTCAAATGCATATCCGATTATTCCAATGATATTACTCAGAGTAATACTATTACCAACCGACTGATCTATTAACTTGCCATTTACATCACTAATCGCACCTGTGACAGTTCCGTCACCGATTGATTTAATATCAGTATTGCCTATGAGCGTAATTAATGTTTTGATGTTCTTAATCGCAAGGCTAACCTTTCCGATAATTCCACCAAGTTTCTCTCCTGTGGTCGGCTGTGCCAGTTCTGTAGGCTCTGTGAATGTTACGGTTGTGTTGGAAGCATCACCCGTCTTTTTAAGATAATCAGTCAAGTCAATGTTGGCTAATTTTTGGTCGGTAGTAATCTTGTCATAGTAATTAGTTAAATTGTCAGCATCTTTGGTGATATATCCAGCGTCATTCTCTAATTCACTAACTTTTGTAGGTATACCTCCTGTTTGCTGTTTTGCCTGCTCCATATAATACTTTGCGTTATCTGTATCTTCTCCTTCTCTTGTTCCGGTTCCACCTATGGCATAAGATTCAGCCAATACAGATTTTGCATTTGCGGATTGCGCATAAGCAGATGCATTTGCGGATTCTACTCTAATATCTGCTAAATAATTAGGCTGTAGCATAGCATCTGTTACTGATCCTGTTTTGATTGAAAAAGAATAAGTCTTATTCTTTCCAGTACCAGTCACGGATACAGCTATGGTTGCAGAATCTTCAAATGTCAACACCGGAATCATAGAACCAATATCAGCCTTAAACTGTGTTCCATCTTCTGTAGTCATGGTAATGATTCCGTCATCAGACATGGAAAAGCCAACAGGTATTTTTTCAATATTAAGGTCAAAAATAACCTTTTCACCGTTGTATTTTGTAATAGTAATAACACAGGTTGTTTCATCCATAGTCCAATCAGCAATATTTCCGTTTATTGCAGACTTGTCTACTTTTAAAGCATCCTGTGATATGATACGGTTGTCCAACGCATCAATGGCAGAATCCATTTTATTAAGATTTATTTCATCAATGTCTGTGTTTTCACTGGGGTAATCTTCCCAGTTAATTCTGGTATAAACCTTATTCAACGCCATCTGCAGATACCTCGCTTTCCTCTTTCATAATCTGCATATCTGATAACTGTTTAGTCTCCGAATACACTTCATACAGTACAAGCCTTTTCACCTCGATAGGCAACGGTGTTTGATTTAATACTGTCACAAGGTTGCTTTTTAATTTCTTAATCTCAAAGTTTGCTGCCATATCAATTCTCCCTTACATAGATTTCTTTTCCTTGCTCTTCTGCATATGCATACAGATTTTTGCACAGTTCAGATACCTCATATCCGCTCTGTGCAACCACTGTATCCGACATGTCAATAAGTTGCTTCATAAACTCTTCAAAACCATCGCCATCTTCCGTGCTAAACAATGTGGCATTTATTTCCGTAAACGTGGAAATTCCAATGGTAAAAGCTATATATTGCTGAATTTCTTGCCTTTCTTCCATTACTTCTTTCATTGTTTTTCCAATAATCGTTTGAAGAATAAATATTTTTTTTACCATAATAAATCTCCTACGTCATAAGTGTGACAATTCCAGATGTTGCAGTGAGCAAACCTCCAAGTGATGAAACTCCTGTAATAAAATTAACATTATATCCAGGATAATCAGCAACATTGGCTGTTTGTGTTACCAAAGATACATCTGATACGGTTCCATTTATATAATTTTTTGTGACACTTAATGTGGCACTTGTCAGTACTGTCTTACTGCCCAATATTCGAGAAGTTGTTGATATGTTTTTTACATATTGTGAACCATATGTTGCTCCATTTCCTACCACTAAAATTCCGCTTACACTTACCATTGAAGCATCAATAGTAAGATATTGTCCCAATCCTTTTATAGATCCTGTGCTTTGCAATAGTTCGTTATAAAATTTAATTTCACCTGATGATACTTCTGTGTAACTTCCGTCTTCCCCTATAGACTTAAAACTACCAGTCATTACTGCATTTTTAGCTGTAATAGTTCCATCTGCTGATATGCTACAGTTATCTGCTTCCAATACAAAACGGTTTCCAGAAATACTTACTTGTCCACTCTCAACGCTCAACTGCGAACTGACATCGCCTTTTGATACTTTTAATTTAATTTGGTCTGCCTGCAAAGATATCGCCGCTGCCAATTCTACTTCTGTATCTGTTGCCCTTTTTGCTTCTGCTTCAATTTTTCCTGCGTTTTGTGTAATCTTTGTATCCAGTCCATTCTCTACATCCTTGATTTCGGACCTGGTCTCTTCCACATTACGCTCCAACTCATTAGTCTTGCCTCGGAGTTGAATTATACTTTTGTTAATTCCATTTACTTGTTCACTGTACTTTGGAGATTTTCCGCTTGCTGATATGGTGTCTGTCGGTTGTTGGATTCCTTTGTATGTTCTACTCAACACATAGCTTTCTATGATTTCTTTAGCCGTATATACATTGACTGCTTCTCCAAGGCTCAAACAAGGATTTCCTATTTTTTCACAGTTATAAGGTCTATATTTTACAACTTTAATAACCTCATACAGATTTCTTGCAACCGTTTCTAGGGCATCTGCACCCATTCCATAAACAAGGAAATTATCTTGCAAAATATAACTGTTGTCGTTCTCGGTAATCTCTGTATCCGGGTAAACTGCACCAATATCATTTTCTGATTGTCTTATCTGCACTTTTGTAACTTTTTGGCAGACAAAATTTTCATATTTGACTGATTTGTATTTTCCACCAGTAACCTTTTCTTTTTCAGAACCTTTTCTAGGGTATAATCCTTTCTGTGGATATAATCCTTTATGTGGATATAAACCGGATATTATTTCTTTAAGGAAAACATATTCAAATTTTCCATCATGGTTAATATGGCCAAAACATCCATTTATCGAGCAGATTGCTTCCATGACCGTCTGGCCAGAAAGTTCGCTTGGTTTTATGGTTTCTGCCACTTCCATGTCATCATTAACTAACGTAGTCTCTACCTGTTCTATTCCAAAGTAAGCAAAAAAACTATTTCTGAATGCCTTAAGTGTAAGCGGAAAAGTTAAACTGTTGTACCACGATGCCACATTTGCTTCTCCTACATCATACAAGGCATCATAAGCCGTCACATTGCGGTAACGCTTATCATCTGTAGGCTTGTCAGAAACAACCCTGTATTTGCCGAAAATAAATGGTGTGTCAGCATGTCCATTAATCACAGCAGAAACATTTATCTGTTTCCCAATCATGCTTGTGAACACGTTGGAAATTTTGAATTTTAACTGTGATGCATTGCACTGTCCAAATGTAAGGTAATCATCATCACATAGTATTTCTTTTAATTCAAACTGTTCAAAATGGATTTCGCTGTTGGTGATTTTTACAGACTTGTCCTCTGTTTCAATCGTGATTTCCTTTTTGGATGCGCTTTTATCAAACAAATCCGCATAGGTATAGTTACTCATTCGCTACACCTCCGACAAATGAAAATTCTATCTGATTGTACTTAATCTCCCCATTATATGTTCCATAGATCGTAGGCTTTATATCAGCCATATATCCGTATTGCGTGACATATTGACCTAAAAATGGAATGTATGCTGTGATATTACATCCTTGTTCCGTTGCATCAATAAAGTTGCTTCGTATCCCGGACAGTAACTCTTGCAAATCGTCATCCGTCAGCATCGCAGGTGTGGAAAAATCAATACTTAATGCTTTTAGCTCCACAGCATTTCTATGTACGTATCCATTTGCATCAGTCCACGGGTCTACATCTTGCATATTTACAGCCGGCTGATAACTTTCAGCGGCTATAAATCTTGACTGGTCAATAACGTAATCTCCAATTTTTAAAAGCCATCCTTGATATGCTGACATACACTCACCGCCTTATTGCATAAAAATAGACAGCACCCATTCAGAGTGCTGTCTGTGTTAAAATACATATACATTCTTGTGTTTTTGGTTAAATTGCTCTTGACCGTATTGTCTTGCTGCAATTCCAATTTGATCGGTTGTTATTCCAAACTCTTTTTCAAGGATTCCTTGCAGTAGCTGATTATTCTGTTTCAGAAGTGCAATTTCCTGTTGTGCCGTGGAATTGATGGCATCTTTGATTCCAGTGATTTCAACTCCACCGGCAACCGCTGTCTTGCCGCCTACTGTCCCGGCAATCTCCGGTATACCGTTCTCTCCTGCCATGAACATCGTATATCGGCTTGGAACGTAACCACCTTTTTCAAATGTAGGTATTCTTCCAACACTAATGTGTTGTATATTATTCGGAACTGCGTCACCAATTTTAGGTATTAACCTTGCTGCAGACATCAAACCATTAATAAGGTCTATGGCATTGTTTATCATGGTTTCTATTCCACTTATTACAAGGTTCAAAGGAGCTATTGCAACATTAGCTGCTGTTTTAAATGCTGTTCTAAACGCCGTTGGAATGTTTTCAAGCAATTTATTCCATTTTGTTAGTCCAAACTGCTCTGAAATTTTTTTCCACCAACTTGAAAATCCTGTTTGGTTCCACCATGTTGTAAAAGAAGTCCATTTTTCAGAAAGTGATGACTCTATAGTTTGACCCATTCCTTGCCACTTTTCCTTTGTGAACCAAGGAGATACATTTTCATTAAACCAGTTTCCAACAAGTGGTGCTATATTGATAAGTGCAGATGACAGACCAAAAGTATCTGACATATCTACTTTTGTATTTTTTATTTTATCAATTAGCCAATCAATTTTATCTCCAAAATCATCAAGAGTGCTATGTTTTGGAAGCAACATTGTTCCTGTCAAGAATCTATACAAATCATTATCTGTTATATCTTTGTATAAATCATCCCACGCAGTTTTTAATGTGGCAAAATCAGTATTTTTTAATGTATCAAAAAAACCATTTTCACCAAACCACGTAAAATTGTCGTAGTACTCTGCATCTTCTGGGAACAATGCTTTTCCTAAAGATTTTCCTACATTAAATCCAATCTCCCAAGTAACAGCAGCTATTGCAATTGTCGGAACTATTCCTATACTTGATCCTAGTACTTTGGCTGATAACTTGTCCGATATTTTCCCCCATATGATATCTCCAACACCAGTGAATTTCAAAAGACCTATTGCTGTCAGAATCGTGGTTTCGATTGGTGCAGCATCGAAACTTCCTTTCCACAGTTCGATTGCCGCTGTAATTGCTTGTCCTATAAAGTTTCCGGCAGATGTAAATACAGCAGTCCAGTCAATACCAGCAAGAAACTGTCCTATGTTTTGACCAATCTGATACCAGTCTACAGATGCAATAGCATCGGACATCCAGTTAAATATCCCTGTGACAATACCGGATAAATCTTGTCCTGCTTCGAAGAAATCACCATTGAATAAATCTTTGAATAACTTTTTCACAGGCTCAAGAAGTTTTTCTATCTTATCAGCCCAGCCAAGAGCTGTATTCTGCATCTTGTCAAATGCTTCCTGCCATACTTTCTCGTACTCAGCAGTAGCATCCATGATTTCTTTGGTAAGGTCAATTCCTGCTCCACCAGCACCACTTCCGGAACCACTGGATTTTGGTGTGGAAATAACTTTCAATTTATCAAACGCTCTGATTCCGCTTTGAGCATTCTTTGCGCTTGTTCCCACTTTATCCAGTGCATCTGCCGTATCTTCCAAATCTTCATTGTAACCGGATACACCTTGACCGAATGACGAAAAGTCAATCTTGATTCCCAGTAAATTTGCCACACTGACAAGCAGTCTCTTAATCGCAATTACGACACCGTTAATGACAGGAAGTACTTTTTGCAATACCGGAATAAATAACTGACCTAATACCATGCCAGCTTCTTTCACATTATTTGTGAATTGTCGTATCATGTTGCTTGGTGAATTGATTGTGTTAGCCAAATCTCCCCATGACACCTTGGACTGATCTAAGATTGCCAGTAAACGCAACTGCTGTTTTTCTGCCTGTGACATTTCAGATACAGCCTTTTCAATGCCGTATTTGTAAGCATAAGTCTGTAAAGTGGCATTCGTGATATCAATACCATACTTATACAATGCTCTTGACTGACCGATTAAACCAGACTGCAAGTTAGTTGCAACCGTGCTGAAATCTACGTTAAACAATGAAGAAATATCTCCGGCAAGCATTGTCATGGACTTTGAAATTGCCGTAGTAACTTCTCCGGTCTGCCCTAAAGAGTTGGTGATAGATGCAAGTTGTGAAGCGTACTGCGTAATCTCCTGTAAATTCAGTCCCAGGTTCTTCATTCCGCTTTCAGAAATCAATCCACCGTCTACATCTACTTTCAGACCGGACATTTTGCCAAGAAGTTCATTTACACGATTTCCGAAACTCTGCGCATAATCTTTTGCATTGTCGTAACCGTATTTTTCAAAGTCCTTGCCCCATTCCTTGCCGACTTTATTAAATGCTACCGTGTAGTAGTTAAATGCTTCAATATAGTCCGTAGTTCCCTCTATGGAACTCCAAAGAGATTTTATTCCACGGATAACAAGGAAATACGTTGCATAAAATTTTCCGAAAGCCGCTGCGAGACTGAATGTGCTTTTTGTGGCTCTTTTTGCGCTTGCCGTATAAGTGTTCAGATTTCTGTCCAAAGAGTTTGCGGCTCTGCCGGATGCCGCACCAGTAGATGCCAGTCCTGCCAGTGCATTTGTCATGCGGATAATGTTCTCACTGACATTCGGAGCGGTTGAAAGAGTTGTAAATAACTGCTTCAAATTCTTTGCCAGTAAAGGAATGTTTGTGATTGCTCTGCCGGATGCCACACCACCAAGTCTTGAAATCGAAGATGCTATGATCGCAATATCCCCTACTCCATCTACTTTAGTTCCTGCCATGTCAGCAGAAAAAGTCTTCAGTGCAGATGAAATCCTGCTTAATCCGCTTGTATCTATTTTCCCCATTCTGTTAATGGAATTTGTCAATGTGGAGATATTCTTAATACCGCTCGTATTCATGGAACTGGCGGCATTTGCGATACTCTGTATGCTATTAGAAATGCTTGTCAGTTTGGATGTATCAATAGACAAGCTTCTCTGAAAATTCGTAAGACTTGATGCAAGTTTATTCAGCGCATTAGTTGCTTTGTTCGCATCCGCACTGATTTTTATTTGAAGATTATCAATATCTGCCATACTGCACCGCCTTTACCGAAATAAAAAAGGAAGTGTCTGCCACTTCCAAGAAAAAGAGCGGTAAGCTGTGACACCTACCGCTCCTAAAATTACTTTTTGAGATATGCCCTTGTAACCGCACCGACTTTTCCATCTACAGTGATTCCAACACTCTTTTGGAATGCTTTTACTGCATCAGAAGTGGTTTTTCCAAAATATCCGTCAATGTTCGTCTTACCTTTCGCATTTACAGACGGCATAAAGCCTTTCCTTACAAGTTCGTACTGCACCCACTTGACATCATTTCCCTTCATCATTGCCAGACGCTTGTAATAAAGAAGTCTTTCCGGCTCTGTATAAGGGTTTCTATAGCTTGTAGAATCCTCATATACGGCATCTAACTCCTTGTACCATACATTCATGTCTACATTGCCTACAATGCCGCCTACACGACCTTTAGAAGTATACTGCCAGCCTACCATGTTCGGTACTTGCGGTTGATACTTCACATTACACTTGCCGTTATTCTTGCCGTACCGTGCGATCCACATGGGATAACTCACACCGCCATAAGGCTTAATGTATGTCTTGTAAAAACTTTCCCCAGTGTACACACCGAACTGCAATCCTGCATCAGTAATAACCTTGCCGTAAGCATTGATAATGGAAATAATATTTTTGCCAAGACCTTTCATAACGGCATCTTCAACATCAAGATATACTGTCACTTTTCTGCCATTAAGAATAGTAAGCACTCTTCTTGCATCAGATCGTGATTTTGCAACCGTTGTAATATATCCGTATTCATATACTCCGTGCACATGGACATTGTGCTCTTTACAACCTTTCCAGTTCTCTTCAAACTTCTTGTCCGGGTTCAAATCCTTACGGATGACTTTCAGAATAGCAAAATCAATACCGTTCTGTTTTACCGCCCACCAGTTAATCGTCCCCTGGTATGAGGACACATCAATTCCTGTTAAACTCATGTTTGTTTCTCCTTTTTTGGATGTGATAATTCAAAATTAGCTTGCATTGCCATAAGTCCTGCGAGGAACGCTTTCCTTTGCTTCTGAATTTCTTTTTCATTATTAGCAATGTCCGCACGTTCTATAATAGGCTTGTCAATATACTTCGATTGTGCTTTTCGACCGTTTAGGCAATGGTCTATTGCAAAGATTAATGCAGATATTCCATAATCTCCCCACCGTTGCCATGAATTCCTATCTTCTTCCTCTTTTTTGAGTTTATATCCTTTGTAACACCACTCTAATTTCTTAGGATTCAGATGTTTGAACTCTTCTATCGAAATTCCCATGGAAAAAGCAAATGGAAAATATTCTTCCCATATTATTTTGTGCCAGTCGATTTCTTCTTGTGATCCTGTGGCATCTTCGTTACCTTGCTGTCCTCTTTTTCCATCTCTTCCTTGGTCTGCGTCATCATTTCCGTCAGACCCGACAGTTCGAAAAAACCGTCTTCTTTCATACAGTCTGTCAGTTCTCCATACAGTTTCACAAAAGACAGACCGTTTGCTTTCATGTATTCTTTCATTAAAGCATTGGATTCATCCGGTGTAATATCTTCATGGTTTTCGATAAGACCAGCATAAAAAGCCGTTTTGCATACATGAGGAAATTCTGCAAGCATATATCCGCTACCATCTACAACTTCTTCTGGTGTGGGATTCTGTACATTTTTTGCTTTTTTAGCTACATAGCCACCGGAAAGCATAAGAAACATCTTTTGAATCAAATCCTTGCACTCCACAGCACCGAATCCAAACTCTAAAGTATATTCAACATCATTAACTAAAATCTTCTTCATAAAAACATATCCTTTCCCCAACATTTTGTTGGAAAGGAGCCGCCCGAAGACGGCTCTCTTTTTGCTAAATTAATGTTTCATCTACCGCTTCATCAAAGTCAGCCACGGCAGTGTTATTTGTTTCTGACTGACTTGCTATTCCCCCGTTGTCAGTGCAACGGTAGCATCCAATCCCTTGTATTCCTCAATGGTAAGATTCATTTCGATCGTCAGAAGTTCGTTCTGTCCGATTTCGGGTTGTGGAATCTGCTCGGGCGGCTGTGCAACAACGAAGAAAGATTTATCTTCTCCGGGAATAACGGTTTCAAACCACATTCTATTTCCACCAGTAAGAGCTTTATAGGCTGTGATAAGTGCAGTCCATTCAGCAACAGTCTCTGATGTAAAGTTGACTGTGACTGCAAAAGAACCGCCAGTATCTGCACGACCTTTTACATATCTGGTGATTGCATCTTCTAACGCAGAAGCATCAATCTGTTCCGGTTCAATGTTGATGCCGCCAATGGCATTAATTCTTGTAAGTTGCTTAAAACTTGTAGGTTTTGTTCCGGCGGTTGTCTCTGTACCATATCCGAAAGTAATACCTAAAGTAGAAATTCCGGCTGCTGCCATAATTTATACCTCCTTAAATTTGCATAAAAAAATAGAGCCATATGGCTCTAATAGTTACAATGTATCATCAGCACCTACTGTTCTTCTGAACCGTGCAGTGCTTCTGTATGTGTCCTGCGAAGTATTATTGAACTCTGGCATGGAAGTTATTTGAAATCGCAGACGTTTGAAAAGTCCGGCAACCGTAGACATGATAGCTTCGGCTTCTTCCTGACTTTTGTTGGTTATCACATCCACCTGGTATGATGCTGTGATTCCATTAACAGAACGTGCTTCAAGGTCTTGTCCTGTCTCTGTGAACGGCATAGCATGAAAGTACACGGTAGGGAATGTAGGGTCTGACAAATCCTTACTTTTGTCCGTCACATAAGTTTTAGGATGGCTCTGCGGTATCTTCATTTTTAAGTACGATGCAATCTTGACTTTAAAATCTGATACCCACTGATATTCATTATCCACTACCAAACACCACCTTTGCTGTCTGTGATACAATATCACGAAGTTCTATTGCAGTCAGGTACATAAATGGTCTTGACGGCATACCTTTTGTTATATGAAGTTTTCCGTCATCTCCGATATAACTCCAGTAGTATTCTCCGGCTTTCACATAAGTGTTTCCATGCACTTCAATGTCTTGTAATGCTTGACGAATTGTTTTACCGGAGTTGTATTTCCATGTAACACCTTCCGGCAAATCATACGGATAAGGGTTTTCTGCCCCCATCTGACCTGTGCCAAACTCCACAAAAAGCGCATGGTCTGTACCTGCGACAACCGCCCAAACACCGCCACCTTTTACAGAACCAACATACTCTGCATGAATGCTCCGTAAAAGTTCTTGATTAAATATAGCATTGAGGTCAGAAATCTGCACTCTAGCAATCTCTACGCCCTTTTCTGCCATTGTTTCAGCCAGTAGCCTACATTTATACTCTAAGCTATTTTCATAGTTTCTAAGAGCCTTTACAGCCGCTTGTATGGACTTTTGGTCAAACAGGTTGATATTGATTGTCTTTCCCATATCACTTCACCGTCTTCTGCAACAAGAACAAATCTGCTGTCAGTCCCTCGTCTGCAACGCCTTTGACAACATAGTCCGCAGTCTTGTTGTCCACAAGTCCGTCATCGTCACGACCTACTTCTGACTTCTTCCAGATAACATCCCCTGCCTTAATCGGCAAATAGCCTTTGTCGGTAACAATCTGACAATACGAACTGGAATCATCAATACCAAATTCCTTTACCAGTACTTCCGACAACTTATTGCTGATGTTGGCAGAAAAAAGTACGGGTTCAGAATATCCGGTAGTTTCTCTCAAAACCACCGGAATCCTTTCTCCGTCCATCTCTATGTACTTTATTTCTCCGTTTTCGTCCCGGTCATAAATCGTGACTTTTTCTCCCTGCCGTGAGTACTTCATTTCCTGCTTGTTAATGTCAAGCATCTTTCTTCACCTGCTTGTAAATCTGATTTACACCAGTGCTTGCCAAACCGGAAACAATTCCGACTGCAATCGCATTCAGTACATCATTTGCCGGGAAATCCGGAATAACATACATTCCTACTACTCCGAGAATGCCACCTACAATGCCAACAACAACCGGGATGTAGTTATCCTTAATAACCGGAATCAGCTTCGCTCCAATACCGGCAAGATAGCAAATAACCACGATTGCAACACAAGTTCCTACCTGTGAAAAATCCATCATTCCTTACCTCCGTTCTTTAATCTTATTTCTTTTATTTCTTCATACATTTTAGTTGCCATTCCATTTCCACCAAGCGCATGATAAGCATTATACATCTCAACAAAGTTTTCATACGCATAGCTTGGAATTTCTCCCAACTTCATGTACTTATCGTGATACTCAATAAGTTGCACACGCAAAAGAAGCATTGTTCCCTTGCTGTTCGCATCCCTATCTTTCTTTTGCTGCTTTAGGAGCCAGACGATGTAGCCTAATAAAATAGGCAGAACAATCGTATACGTCTGTAATAAAAATTCTTTCACTTCATATCTCCTAACTGTTTATTTTTTGGCACACAGCCCACCACCCTTAAAGTGTGCCGCCTGCAACCTTATTACCGGAATCAGTAATATGGTCACGCACAATCTTCTTTTAATTACAATACCTTTGCAAATGGAAATACGCCAACAAACAGATCCTCACGGTCTCTCCATTTTCTCGACACTCCATTCTCTGAATAGCTTGCCATGAAGTCTTCACCGGCTTGCGATCTGTCATACACGACAAGATTAACCACAACGGACTGAAATTGTTTCATATCCGCAGCAATCTTCTCTTCCGTGTAGCTTTCCGGGTACATTCTTTTTGCTCTGATGTCGGCTTCTGCTTGACTGATAAGTTGTTCCAAAAGCGGATTTTCTTCCAAATGGTCAAACACGACCTCGGAGCTTTCAGAATCAATATGAAATTGTTTCAGACGGATTTTTACTTGCTCCAAAGTCGTATATTCTGCCATGTGTTACCTCTTAAAGTTCAAACTTTTCAATCAGAATCTTTTTCAGTTCCGCACCGCTGATTTCTTCCGCACCTGAGACACCGTGTTCTGCGGCTAACTTCTGCAAGTCTGCCGTAGACATACGGTTGATTTCCGTCTTAGTATATGCGGTTTCCTCCGGGATTTCTTCTTTTACTTCGGTGACGGTTTCCTCCGGGATTTCTTCTCCCGGAAGATACCATTTGCCTTTGTATTTGACTTTGTAATCAAATTTCATCAGCATACCTCCGATTAGTAGCACTTAATTACATAGGTGCTATCCATTCTCTCGTAGGAAGGAAGTACGATTTCAGACACGGTTGTCTTAGTCTGTACAGGGTCTTCAGAAACAGAAACCGCAACAGCAACACCAGTGTTCACAATAGAAACATCTGCGGTAGGCTTGCCCATCAAAGTGCGCTCTTCAGGAGTAGTTCCGTACCAAGTATTTCCAAGTGAACCGGAAGGAATCAATGTCGCATATCCATCAGGATAAAACTTGGTTGCTACACCAGATTCGTTCTTATACTGCTTAGAGTAAACAATGATATTGATACCAAGTTCGTTAGAGAAAATTTCCTTAACTCTTGCATCAGTCATCAGAACGTTAGCTGTAACATTCTGTGCTAAGATTGCGGACTTGATCTTTGCGTTCTGCTTAAGATAGCCCATGGTCTTACGAGAGACAATCATAATGGTAGGTCTCTCGCCTGTAACAGCTTCCACAGAATCAAGAGCAACATTTACATCGTCCAGTGGATCGGAGTTTTCAGTATCGTTCCACTTGTCTGTGGTCTCGGACAATGCCGCATAGTTGTTCTGCTTGTAAGTGCCGTTAGGGTCGTAGTTGTAAGCATAAGTAACACCATCAGCCTGAATGGAAATCTTAGGAGAACCATCCTCTGTAGGTGCTAACAGCTGCATAATCATACGTTCAGGAACTACATCAGCACCTTCCACAAGAGTATTTGCATCATCAAAAATTCTGCTTAATACTTCTGCTGCGTAAGGGTCTGTGCTGTCCTTAATACGCATGATTTCCTGTTCGTCCTGTTCTTTGATAATCATAGATTCACGGAAGAATGCCATTTCTGTCTCTTGCATCTTGAATCCTTCACGGCTTCTGATAGTGGAAACTGCATCAAAATTAGATGCTTTCAGGGTAACAGGAAGTCCATTAGAAGTCTTAATCCACTTCAAATCCAGTCCCATTTTCTTCTTGGCGGGGAATAAGCCGGAACCAAGATATGCAATTTTATTACTTGCAACTTCTGTATGCACAAGTGCGATTGCTTTCGCATTGTAGGCATCTCTAATGTTCATTATTTCCTCACTTTCTACCGCTATCTTTCAGCGGTCAGCGGCTACATCTGTCTGTAGTCGGTTTCAGTTATTCAAATACAATCAGTGATAATCCTGTCTTTACACCATCGGCAATGGTAATACCTGCATTTGCGTTAGCATTTGCTTCATTTACACAGGCAAAAGCCTTAATGATAGTTCCGTTGGGGTTGCTATCGTAAACATCGTTAAGCAAAATACCTACTGCTGCATCATCGGTGCTTCCGCCATTTACTTTCTTTCCTGTCGCACTAATAGGATTACCAGCCTTGCACACACCATTAGTGAAAGCACTTGCATCCAGTTTAATAGGAACAAATAATTCACCGCCCAGCTTTCTCTTAAGAATTTCTAACTGGGTAGTTACACTTGTTTCAGAGAATTTCATTTTGTGTACCTCCTTATAAGTACTGGCTAACTACAGCTTCGGCTTCTTTGTTTGTTCCAGCTAAAGTCTTGCCAATCTTTTCAGCCGCTTTTTCGGCTTCTGTTTTTTTGCCATCTTTTCCACCGCCAGCAATTCCACCTCCAGGATTAGTAGATCCGTTTGCAATCTCCTGCTCCTTGGCTTGTGCCGCAGCAGTCTCTTTATCAGAGATAATTTTTCCGAGAACATCAAAATCAAAACTGCCGTCATCCTTTACAACCTTTGCCGCCTGTTCTGATGTGATTTTGAATTTGTCAGCCGCACTTGTACGCTGAGTTGCTAAAGCCTGTGCTTTTTCCAACTCTGCGATACGATTATTTGCTTCCTCTAACTGCTTCGCTGCCTTTTCCTGTTCGGAAAGATTTTGGTCTTTCATGGCATTAAACTCTTTTTCAATGCCCTGTAACCGTTCCAGTTCAGCATTGTTTTTGGTTGCCTTGGCATTTGCTGTCTGAACATCTTTGCCGTTTTCGGCAATAACCTTTTCAATCTGTTCATCAGTTAATCCCATTGCCGCTAAATCTTCTCTCTTCATAAATTACCTCCGTTATGTCATACGTTTTTTTACGGTGCAACGACACCGGTTGACATTGCCGGTTTATACGCTCACGGCATTGCGAATTTTTATAAAATAAAAACAGCTACCTATTTCTAGGCAACTGTCTTATTTTGCATTTGTTTTACAATTTCTTGTGCTTTCGCCATCTGCTCTTCTATATTGATAATGTCAGCAGTTTTCCACAGAGCATCAAGGTAAGGTTTGGAAAGGTTGAAAGTCTTTTCGCAATCTCCCCAAAGTCCAACCGTCTTGATTGCAATAAGAGGATGAATACCACACTGCAGAAGTTGCAGTAATGTCTGCGACTTGGTATACATATTATCTTGTGGACTGTGGTTGATCTGCACATCAAAATCTCTAAGAGTGATTTTCAGATCCTCTTTCTTAATGCGTATAACATTCAGCGCAACCTTGGCCAGTCTCTTCTCTGCTGTCTTAACAACCGGATCCTTAAGCCTTGCTCTTGATTTTGAAAAATCCCATCCGTTTCTCAGCTCAACCGCACCCTGCGTATCACCGCCAGTGTTTCCTTGCTTGTTCGGTATTCCCAAAATTGAAAGTGCGCTGTCTGTTAAATCATCCTTGGAAACCTGTGTCTGCGTTTGGTCAAGTTCTTGCGACATAACGTCCACATCGGATTTATTGTCTTTGTTAATGGACTTTACGACCAACGCATGGTTCATCTTCATTTTTTTGAACTCTTCTTCGTCAATCTCACAGTTTACAAATTTGTACCATGCCTGGATAAACTGCTCTATGCCGTCCATTCTGTTTGACTGCGTATTATTGATTGCATCCAACAGATCTATAACAAGTTCAATATCAGACAACCGCTCATGGTTGTTCGGAAATTCTACAATCGGAATACCACCAAATCCATGAAGTTTCCATGTATCAGGAACAACCGCACTGTTTTTTATCTTACATTCATAGGATTCTGTGTAGCAAAGTTTGTACCACTCTCCATTTTCATCTTTTAATTCCTGTACCGCCAAAATTGGTTCTTCGGAACTACGGTTATAAATAACAAACGTGTTCAGAGGATTAGGTGCAACCACACGGATAGGCACATCTCCATTCACAATCTGAATAGCTTTAAATGATGTTCCGGTTGCCGACTGCCACTCACCAGCTTTTATGTCTTTCTCATGCTTATTTGCATCTGCTAAGTAATCATTCAGTTCGTCTACTGCCTTATTTACAGCTTCATCATCTTTTCTGCTGACAAACTGAATAGGCTCTCCGTAAGTCTGACCGACCTTGAACTGTACCCACTCATAAGCATGATTCTCAACGATTTTGTTTGTTATATCCTCATTTGACAGCTTTGTTCTGTACAGTACCGGTTGATCTCCTTTGTAGTACTCCCACAAGTACTTGATAACTGACTTATTGTAATTAAAAACACCGATGCAATCACCAATAACCTTTACAATGTTGTCTGCGGTTATCTGCTCTACATCCGTATATGCAATTTTTCTACCGTGACAACCCTTTACAAGGTCTTGAAATTTCATAGTGTTCATATTTTCACCTACATAAATGTCATTCCGCTGCTCTGGTCTCTTTTTGGAAGTTTCTTGATCTCACGTTCTCCGGTCTCCGTATGGTAAACAACCATTTTATTGCAATTCCGGCACTTATATGTCTTGTCGATGTGTGATTTTGAACTGCATTCACCGACCAACCGTCCGCATCTCGGACAGTACACTCTAATTTTTTGGTTAAAAATCATAAATACCTCTTTTCTGCGCACAAAAATACCGCCCTTGCTGATAAGAGCGGTACTTCTGTAGTCTTCACATGATCTGAGGAGGAAATGAAAAATATCTTGGAATCTTTCTGCATCTTAATAGTATCACGGAAAAATCGGACATATCGGACAAGTTTATATGGGACTATACGATTTCGTATGTTTTTTCAAAAATATCAGGCTTGCAAGGGTAAAATTCTCCATTTACTCCTTTTATTATAAAATCATTTATAGATACGTTCATATATCCCTCTAAAGTTTCTATTTTCATGATTACATGAGGTGAAGATTTTCCTGCTCTCCAAGCATCATCGATAATTTCATATATAAGCGATTTCCCAACGAATGCTTTTATTTCATCTAAGTTAATGCCATTCCATCTAATAGCTTCAACAATAATAGGTATCTTTCTATATTTTGCCATTTTTATACCTCCGTATTATTTTAATTTGCCATATAACGATCAAATGCTTTTCTTACGCTATCCTCTGTGTTTCCACCACCGATTCTATCAGCAACCTTGTTCCATGATAATTTTTCAATAAATCGTAAATTTATGATTCGTCTTATACGACTGTCCTGAACGCTTGCAATAAATTCTTCGACTTCATTATTTTTTTGCAGTAAATCGTCCTCTAAAAGCTGTAAAGTAGCCTTTCTGGAATAAAGCAGTGTCCGTTTTCTGCTGTACTCTGGATAAGGAAATCCTTCAATACGAAAATGTTCAGTGCCGCCGCATCCACCTGATACGCTGTCAACAACATTCCCATCCGATTCAATTTTTCTGATATCCGATTCAAGTTTTTTAATCTTCTGCTGTACTTCTTTGATTTCTTCCTGTAAATCTATGTATTGAGATAAAACCTCTTTAGTCACCATAATCAATACCTCCGTCCGAAAGAGAATGGGTTTTGAATTGCTTCTACTTTTGCTACCCTGTTTCCGTTTGTAATTCGCAATGCAAAGTTTGAAAATACATCAGGCACATCATCTAACTGTTTTTTTCCTGAAACAGAATACCTTTTCAGTAACGACATCATTACACCGTATGGTTCGTTAGGCTTATACAATGATGGATCTTTGAATATTACGTGTTGTAAAATCCAGTTAGAGCACTGGAAAATTCTTGCTTCTTTGTTTGTCTCTGTCGGTGTGTCTGTGATGTTGCATATCCATCCTTTACTCTCTACACGCTTATTTACTTCCATTGCCACACGGTCACCGCCGGCATTACGCTCAAATTCGCACTCTTGCACTTTATTATTAACAAGTACATTTGCAGCATTTTCATACTGCATCTCATAATCTGCAGTATTGTCACAAACAGCATCCACGCAGTAATAATCTTCTCCATACTTTTGCAATACCGGAAGAACAAAAAAGTCGGTTCCTTTTCCCTTGGTATCGCATTGCCCGGTAATAATTTCCGGTTCCCCATGTGGCAGATTAAGATAACGTCTGATTTTTTCTTCCGGAAATAACAATCCCTCACGTTCAATAGGCTCTTGCTTGTAAAGACACCTATAAGAGATTTCATCCATGAGTAATTGTTGATCTTCAAAAAAAGCAACCGTAAATCCGGAAAATTCGTAGTCAAAATTGCTTAATCCTGTTTTTGGGTCAATATCCGGCACTGCAATTACTTTTACTCTCGGATTCCCTTCATACATATTTTGGATCCGACCGATTACATCATTTACGCTCCACCTGGTAGCAATATGGATCTCTTTGCAATTCTTTCCGTCAGTATCTTGTGTCTTTCTTTGTCTTGCATCTACCGCATACTTGTCCCACAATTTATCCAAAATTATAGGATTCATAGCTTCTTCGATGCCACCGATCATGTCATCTACGAACAAAAACTTTGATGCACGTACTTTACCAGCATTTTTACTTCCTACGGATGTACACTGAACGGATGGAAATGGTTTATATTTGCCGATGTTAAACTGCTCCATTTTTGCGTTAGTACTGGTAACAGAAAGATTTGGGAAAATTTCATTCCAAGTGTACTCGTCAGAATTTGTACAAATATCGTACACACCGTCATAGTACATACGTGTAATATCTCCACTGTGGGAGTAAAAAAGGTTGAAATCTCTCGGAAACCATCCTGCTACCAACGCATTTAGCATTTTCTCGACCGTGGTTTTTCCAGCACCAGGGATAAGTGACACGCAGAGGATGTCATATATATCATCAATCATGCCTTGAATGGCATCCATGAGACCGATTTTAAGAAATTGCTTTCTGCGTGGCATATAGAACCGCTCTCTAGGTTCTCTTTTCTTTTCCAAATAGCGGTATGCACTGTCCACAACTTTATTTTGTGCTTCTAGTAAAAGAACATCGTACAATTTATCTGTCAGAGAATAATGTGTCTTGTTTGCGAAGGAATACTTTTCTAAATCCCATATGGTTCCTCCGGTTCTTTCCATGCAGAAACGCTCTACAATGCCTTTAGAACGGTTTGTTATCTGTAAGCCATAAGTTATATCCTTTTCGCCATTTATAGCCACTCTGCAGGCTTCTATGTACGCATCAATGACCTGTTCATCAATTCCCTTGCGCTGTATGTAATTGTCATAGCTGTTTACTGCCGATATAAGGCTCTGACTTGCCAATATAAAAGAGCCTCCTTCCCTAAAATTTTGGAAATTTGGCTCTCTGCGTAGGCACTCTACGACTGGTGCTCTGAAATATTTAATTCAAAAGTTTTAATATTCTGTCACAAAATCTTATATGACTTTTTAGTAGTTCCTTTCTTGTATGGTCATTAACAGGAACACCATCAAAACATTCTGCGTATTCGTTTATCCTTTCCTGTGAAATTCGCTTTTCTGTTTCTAAAAAATCAAAAACCTTATCCTTGGGTAAATTCACCCCAATTCTGTTGATTTTCCCGCATTTCGGGCATTTGATTTCAGCCTGTCCATTGAATTTACCTAACAGGCGGTTGCATTTGCTACAACGATGTTCGGGCAATTTTACATAAAAACATTTTTTCAAAGTTACCTCGTCTTCCTTTGAATGAGCCATAATAACTGGCTCATCTTCCAGCGTTGCGCATTCAATTTTTATATCTTCAATATTACCGATGTTTTTAGGTGTGACCTGTCGAAACGCATCACGTTCTATACTTTCAATTACTGCTGTCATGCTCATTACTCCACCAACTTTCTACCGCACATCGGACAAAACTCAATATTGAAATATCCCATAGCTGCTGTATTTGCAAAAATAACAATGGCGGGTTTATTGTCTCCGAAATTCTTCAAAATCTGTGCTTCTGTCAATTCTGTTTCATTCGCACATTTATGAATTTTAATGTCTTCTCCGCAGATTGTATTTTCGTCATGCCAGTTTTCACAAAATTTACACATGCTTATTTTTCAACCTCTCCATTAACCGTTCACATTTATCAAGATTTTCGCAAGTAATGTTGTTTAAGTATTTTTCGCTTTTGTCAGATACTGTTGTTATATTCATTTGTATCAGTTTTGGTTCAAAATCTTTACAATACTGACAACAATCTTGAAGAATAAGGTGAAATCCATTCATGCAAAATTCCTCCGTAACCCATGCAGACGGAATCGAACCGCCGACACACATCCTATGCGGATGCCGTTCTGCCACTGAAGCTATGCATGGTGACAACCTACCTAGCTAGTTCCCTTGTACTGGGAGTAGGTTGTTATTTTCAGCCAAAACATAGACCATCTGCTGTCAGACAGCGTAATTTGACCGAAACGCCAACGGTAGGATTTGAACCCACAAGCCATTTCTGACAGACGATTTTCAAGACCGCTCCATTTACCGCTCTGGCACGTTGGCATTTTTATGCTCTCATAAACCACCGATTACTCACTCAGAGAGCTTTGGCACGTCCCAACTCTTTGTGCCTTACCTCGGATGTACGTTGTTCTCGCAGTCCTCCGCCTCTACTACATTCCTCTGCGCATTCGATTTTTAAGTCAAAATCGTTGCCAAAACTCAGGTTCGCTTGGGTTTAATAGGTCATCGGCGTACCTTGTAACCTTGTGACCTCATCCTACGGTGGGGTATCGAACCCCACTATTTCCGGATGATTATCCGTGGCATTTCCAGTTATGCTATCGTAGGCATCGTTGCAACAATGGTCTTTAGCGTGACTTACGCAAGCTCTCCAATTTTAAGTCCTGTCGGCTTACCGAGACTGTTTCAGTCATATCTGACCGAAGCGCAGTGTGTAGGACTCGAACCTACAAGGCGAACAAACGCCCGACCGGATAGCAACCGGCTCCAATACCATTATGGGAACACTGCATAGCCGGAGGTCTTTTTACTTGGTTATCCTCCCGCCCAAGGATCTTTTAGTCAGCCGCAAGCGGCTCTATCAAGTTCCCATGAGATAAACATTAACCGGTGTATTTATCCCCTATGCTTCTGTAATAAGCATACTCGGAGTGTACTTGCAACAACACCTAATGGGATGATGGGACTTGAACCCACAGCCTATGCCTTAGAAGGACACTGCTCTTTCCATTTGCGCTACATCCCAATGATCGGTACGAGATTCGAACTCGCGTTACCACCGTGAAAGGGTGGTGTCTTACCACTTGACTAACCGATCATGTGCGTTTCCATAAGCTGTATGCCTACATTTAAGGCGCTGACACAGCGCAACACTTATAGCTATTTTTATTTTCGCAGGGCATCCGCCAGTTACCTGCTAGTTGGGAGCTACCCAACCACCTACGCCAATTTTATGTCCGCAATGGCTGTGCGGGATTTTAATGTCTTTACTGACAACCCACGGATTAAAACCTACAACGGTATTCCGCAAAAACCGGGCTATCATAAACCGGTTAAACCCTCACGAGCCTTGCGACGGCTCTTAACAGCATTCCGCTATGAGGGGAAAGGAGTGTCTCCAATGGAAAAGTATGGAAGACAATTCGCAGATGGCAAAGACCGAAAGAAGAAAAAATCTGCGAAACAGGACTACCAGGATTCGGACCTGGGAATGCAGCAGTCAAAGTGCTGTGCCTTACCGCTTGGCGATAGCCCTAAACTCCGGGAGAGAGACCATCTGCTCCCGGATTATTTTTCGTGAAACACCCTATATTGCTTTATCTAAAAAATTTTTACGCCTGTGCACGGTACTTTAAAAAACTTGGTGTTGTCGAACGCATTATTCCATTTTTCGTTTCCCACACACAGGCTACATACACTCTTGATGCCTTGATTTCTCTGCCACATATCCAATGCCAACACAACACCGGATATTCGGCAATAACAATGGCTTTATGAATTTAACCCATTCAAAATTGTGATATGGGATAATTCGCATAATCTCCGGTAACCACATAGGCTATACCCACATGAAAGTTATTCCAAAGGCAAGGAACATTGCGAACGCAAATAAAATAACTCCGTCTGATGCTGTTTTCTGTTTTGGAACATACCATAAAGCAGATATTGCTAAAACTGTCAATACCAACGTTGTCATTATTTTTAAAATCATGAATCCAGTCATTTTTTCTTCGTCCTTCCTTCAATTTCATCGATCATTGCCATTACCAGTGCTTTAGCAAACTGGCTATTGTTATGCATTTTAATCAGCAGATTTCCTTGCCGGATAAGATATTTCCAGTCGTCATCCGTTTTCGGATTAGCACACTCTTTATGGATTTTCCAAACCTCTGTGTAGATCTCTTTAATCTCCGGTGGCAATTCACATTTCTCCTTAACTGGCAAATCTTCTTTAGGCTCTTTATCAAGTCTGCTCTTTTGGTGCTTCATCTGACAGCTAACCATTTCTGTAACGTTCTCACGGTCTCTCTTGATTCCGTGACCTTGCAGAAACAACTCACATTGCAGGACTTCACCGCATTTTGAACATTCGTCTTTTATCTCTTTCCCAAATATCTGCATACACTTAATCTCTACCAGTGACTACCGCTCTTAAAAATACTCCGATGATGAACAGGATATACACCCATGCAGGAGCATGTAATTGAAACAGTATCCATGCTAAAACTATGTAAATGAAAATCATGTGGTACACCTCCTAAGGGTCTTTTTTATTTTTGAGGAAATTTGAGGGACTAAGTAGGGGCTGTTCGCTGGTCCTGCCAGACCCCCTCCCCCTGTGTGCTATGTTTCTTTTCAACTATGCGTTAAACTAATCTTTCACGCAATCTTTATTGACACGTCCTTAACTATCCCATATTTCCGCACGTTTCCGTAGTTGTTGCTACTAATTCGCATCTGCTGTATTATCTCCATACGCTCCGGAATCGGTCAACATTGATTTATTTTGTCCATTTATGCTGCCTAACTGTGGCAAATCCGAAGCGGTTAACGCTTGCTTGTGGTTCTGCTGCTCTCTCGATACTCCCGGAAGGTTCCATCCGTAGTGACGATTTAGTATTGCCAGGATCCCCACAGGGTTACGCTTTGCCGTAGCCAGTTTTGCGCTTAAAGACTCTTCACGAAAATCCGATATCTTTTTGCCGATGTCAGAACACGATGGACTTAATTTAGTCCCCTCATCTCTCCATGTAGCTACTGTATATCTATCAATACCCGTTAATAAACTAAATCCTATAGCTGATACCTCTTTATCATACATCATACACATATATATATAATAATCACATATACGATTAACTAAATCATAATTATAAGCGTTATAATTACTTACTCCACCTGTAAATGATCCAGTAGTATTTACAAGGTTTTTAGACTTAAGACAGTCAGGCTCATTAAATGCATGACGTTTGATATACATAAGAGCAGCATTCCAAACGCTTTGAGACTCTTGTCTTATATCCTCTATTTTCTGATCTTTGCAGAACTGGGAAAGATATAGATCCATGTCATTCTCATATACCTTGGATGTTTCTGTATTTTCAACTTTTTCCATTCCTGCACCTCCTAAAAATCTGCAATAAAAAAAATCACTAATCCTCACTTAATAGACCCATGTTTTTTTATCTCCTCCACAGATTAGGTAAAAAACATAAATTTACAAAAGTGACAAGCTAGTGACTTCTTGTCGTTTCCGGTCTGCCGGCTCCGGTGGTCTTGGTTACAATCTGGGCGGCTGCGTATCCAGAGGGGGTTGGATTTGCTCCGCTGTCACTCGCACCGTGTTAACGTCGGCTCCCTAACTGTTTTTATCATACCATAATGGTTATTTAAAAATCCACAACATAATATCACAACCTTTTACGCATTTGACAATTTGTTACGGTGGTATGTCTGCCGGTGATCCTGAGTATATAAAAATCATGCGATTAAAAAATATCATCCGTGTAAATTTGGCAAATAGGATTTTTTGACAGACAGATAGGTAATTTTTGCAGATGGGTACATGGTGGCAGCCGGTCGGCTCTAGTATTTATAATATACTTGGATATACAATGTCTTTCTGCTCTTATTTACTTTTATTTTATCTAACCTTTATTTTATCTAATCTCCTTTTATTTAATCTGCGTCTACAATTTGTCTACAATTTGTCTACAAAATTTAGCACGTTAAAATGTCGCAGTGAAAATAGATCAAGAAAAGCAGGTATAACAACCTGCTTAAAATATTTGACAATATGTGTATTGTGTGCTATGATTTTAACAGTCTCACAGCGTAGATGGTCGTTGTGATGGTCCTGCTGCCAAGCCTGGCGGGCACGGGTTGAAAAAATTATGTTTTTTGTAAAACAACAACTATGTTTTGTCTTCCGGTGTGGATGGATGCCGGAAGATCTTCCCGCCAATTCCGGGAGGATAAAGGATTGAAACAATTGTAATTTGCATTATTGCGCAGAAAAAGAGAGAGTTTTTAAACTCTCTCTTACTGTTTAATCTCTATTATCTTTTTTGCCCTCTCCGTAACACTCATAAAAAGCATCTGTAAGCCGTCCGAGCTGGTCCGGTGTAAGCTGGTCTTTCAGGTCATCCGGTATCCGGTCATAATTTACCCGGAATGTATCGCCACATCTGCCAATTTTGGAGGATTTTTTTACTTGCTCCAATTTATACATCTGTCCGAGTTCTTCCAGTGTAATTTCTCCGCTTTTTACAGCTTCCCGACCCTCTCTTGTTAAGATTTTTAATGCTTCGTCTTTTCTTACCATTCCGATTCCATTAATTCTCATAATTTACCACCTTTTACCTTTCTTTTAAGCTATTTGTTTACTTGTTCTTCTGATCCGTTCCGCTCTCGCTGTGATCCGGTCAATTAACACCCTGTCACCGTATGCGGTTTTGCTGGCCAATAACTCCGGATCTGTCATGCTCTCCAGTGCTTGGAGCGTTTCCGCTTGCACTGTCTCCAGTGCTTGGAGTTCTGCCCGGTTAAATTCTTTCAGCCGTTCCGATTCTACATTTTCCAGTTGCTCCCGGTAGTACTGGAAGAACTGCCGGACGTTTGATCGGATCCGGGCGGCTTTCTTTGCTGTGATCTGCTCCGGTGTTCCTGTCATGTCGTTCGCTCCTTTCGTTCGTTTGTAATTGTATTATACATTACTCAATTTATTATGTCAATACATTTTTATAAATTACTCAATATTTTTCATTTTTGCTTTTATTGCCTCTAATATATAAGCGTTTAGGCTTAAGCCGTCCTTTTCTGCTGCTGCTCTCACCTGGTCCCTATATCCATTTGGTAGCATGACAGATACCCGATCATATTTAGATTTGTTGTACTCGTTTTGCTTATTATAACGCTGTTCTAATTTTCTTTTTGCTTCCAATAATTCCATTTTGTGTACCTCCTTTTTACTTATTATAGTATACTCAATTTAATTTATCAATATACAACATTCTTTTTGTATAAATTACTCAATATATTTATTGTTTAATTGTGCAATATGCTATTTTGTAAAATATTACTCAATTTATATTGACTTATGCAATTACTCAATATATAATAGCATTAACAGCAGAAAACAAAAGCCGCCCGGCATCCTACCAAGATCACCCGAGCGGCACCCAAAAAGAAAGGCACCCAAATTATAACACGGGTGAAAAGGTAAAAACAATATGAGTAAAAGAATTTCACGGAAAAATCTTCTGGCAGAGGGTCAGCGTTTAGACGGTATCAAGTTAGACGGAAACTGCTACCAATTTGAGAATGCAATCCATTTTATCAGCTGCTTAAAAGATGTTCCGTCCGGCTCTTATTTGTGCGGTGCTAATGATGATAGAATTAACAACATCATCGCAGAAATAAAAAAAGCGTATCCGGAATCTAAAGGATGTAGCGCAACACAGCTTTTCTATTCTACTGGCACTTACGGTAACAATGGCCAATTATACAAAATGGAAATCTTAGACAAAGAATGGAACGCAACCGGAGAAAAATTTTATTTTTACTTTTAATATGTGTACATCGTCAGATACTACATAGAATTGGAGGACTGAAACAATGATATATATTAAATGTGCAAATTATCAGCATTTTGAAAGCCTTATAAATGATTATATTTCTGGTGGTTGGACTTGTAGCGACCTACACGGAAAAACAGCTTTTTTATATAAAGGTTCTGCGCAATTAAAAATTGAATATTAAGCAAGTAAGACAGGCTTACACCGGGGATCGTGTCCCCGGCTTGCTTTTACCCGGAAATGGGAAAAATTGAAAATATGGAGGAAATGAAAATGGGAAAAATAAATATTGATATGTGGTATGGAGACAAGCCGGAACAGGTGACAGGATTAGACATATATTTTAATGATTTAGGCGGATTTTATTCCGGCAATCTTCGCATTTTTGGAAAAATTGTTGGTGATTATTACGCCGACAGCGTGCAAGACATAGAAAAAGCATTTCCACACCTTGCAAAAGATATTGAAAACTGTTTGAATTAACTGCCGCAGAGGATGCCCGCCGGATCACTACCGGCGGCGGTTTTATGGGTTGAATTTACCCCAAAAATTAAAAATAGGAGGTTGCCAGGATGAAAGAAAAGAACCTTAAAAGACTTTACAAGCTGTTAGAACGTGCAGAGCGTGATCACGACACGGAGACAGCCGCCGCCCTGCGGTGGGCAATTTTTGAACTTGAAAACAGATAAAAGGCGGCTTGCAACCGTCTTTTTGCCGTGTTCTGGGTGATCTGCTACCGCTTGCGGTGGTCTATTTGTGTTACTCTTCCACCGGATCCGGTCAGATCCTGCGCCCAGATATATTGACGGCTTGCGCTGTCTTGGTGTACAATCAAATATTACAAGGGGATTATACAAAATGCGAAAATTGGGAATCGGTCATGTATATGATATCATGGAGAGCGTAGCGGATGCCGGGGAACGGCTGGAAACCGTTATAAGGGTAGAGAATGCCGCCGGTGGTCTGTCTCCTGAATCTGCAGAGCTGTTGCGGTCTGCGTATGATTCCATGCTTTCTGCAGTCGGAGACCTTGGAAAAGCTGCGACACGGTGACAGGTTCACGACTTGCACCGCAGAAGTGTGCAGATGTTCCACACTTTGAAACGGTCTGAAAAAATCAGAGAAAAACCTCTGAAAACGGATTTTCCAGCTTGAAAAGTGCTACCCTGGGGGGATTGAAAATTTTTAGCACGAAAATTGTAGAAAAATTTTTCTTTCAAAAACCTCTGAAAATGAGATTTTCGGTTGAAAATGCAGACCTACGGGGGTATCAAAAGAAACACATTAAAATTTTTTACAAAAAAAGTCTCAAAAAATGAGATTTTTAATAAAACCTAGAGGGGGAAATATTATGGCACTTATTAAATGTCCTGAATGTGGCAAAGATGTATCTGACAAAGCAGAAGTATGTATTCACTGTGGATATCCATTAAAGGCAGAAACAAATCAAAAAGAATCTGATGAAAGACCTTATACGAAATGTCCAAAATGTGGTGCAAAGAATGAAGAGGGTGTAAAAACTTGTAAAGTATGTCACCACGTTTACACAGATTCAGAGTACATACTTATAACACCGGAAAAACGTAATAATACTTTGGCAGAAATTCAAAACAATAATGTGCATGAATTTCATGGAGTATACAGATATAGCCTTTTTAAGGGAAAGCAAGAAGTATATTGTCCAAGATGCCACAGTCAGAATTGCTCTCACTACAAAGAGCAGAGAGTTATTCCGGGAAAAACCAAGACAAAATATACAGCTAATCTGAATCCTTTAAAACCTTTTACTTTGGTAAATAAAAAAGAAAAGGTTATTCGTCAAGACCAAGTTGTTACAGATAACAAATTTATGTGTAATGAATGTGGAAAAATATTTTATTGATTTTAAGGGCATCCGCAAGGGTGCTCTTATTTTTTATGTTGCGAACCCATGTTCTGCATGATATAATATGTGTCAGTTAGGAAGTCTTGCATCATGTCCGGTGAGTGAAAGCTGCTTAAACAGCCTAGATTGCAACCAAGACCCGGAATAAAGACAGACCAAAAAAAGATTGGAAGTTCGCTACTCCAACAGTAACAGGGGTAGTGGGCTTATTTTTATGCTCTTCTGCCCTCTCATATAAGACTACGGGAGGTAATGAAAATGAATGAACTGGAAGTATTTAGCAACAATGAATTTGGTGAGGTAAGAACCGTTATGATTGATGGGAAACCTTATTTTGTAGCAACTGATATAGCAAAAGCACTTGGATATAAACGACCATCGGATGCAATTTCTGCTCATTGTAGGTATACGGCAAAATACAGTATACCTCATCCACAAAGTGAAACCAAAACGATAGAGGTAAATGTGATTCCAGAGGGAGATATGTATAGGCTTATTTCTCACAGTGAATTACCATCTTCTGAAAAGTTTGAAAGTTGGATATTCGATGAGGTTTTACCATCCATTCGCAAAACCGGAACATATTCTTTGGAGCAGTCTACACCGAATGTACCTATGACTTATCGTGATGCTGTGGCACAACTTTTGGAAAGCCTTGACCGGGAAGAGGAATTGAAAGCACAGCTTGATACTTCCAAGGACTGGTACTCTATTAAACGTGTTGCGGCACTGAATGGTGTGTCATGGAAACGTTTTGACTGGCGAAAGCTGAAAGCTACCGGAATTACAATGGGATATGAAGTAAAAAAGATATTCGATGCAAATTATGGCGAAGTGAACACTTATCACAAGTCCGTATGGGAAAAGGCATATCCGCAGTATGAATTGTAAAATAGAAATTCTCTTTAGAAATAGGGCTGAAACGGCTCTATTTTTATTTTTCTAAAAAAACTCTTGACTTGTAACTCGTAACGCTATATAATGTAACTCGTAATAAGGAGGTGATAATCATAGCACCTAAGAGCAGAGCCGATTACATGAAAAAGCGGAGGGAGAATACCAAAAACTTTAGTGTCGAAATTGAAAAAGAGAAGTTTGACAAGTTAGAAGAAAAACTCTCTGAAAAAGGAATCACTAAAAAGGAATGGTTTAATACCAAAGTTGATGAAGAAATCGGTAACAATTAAAAAGTGATTGCCAGTCCGCAAAAAACTTTAGCAATCACTCTTCTGCACCACTCTCAAAGAGATGGTAAATCTATAATACCATTTTTCCGAGAGAGAATCAACAGAGATTTCGGTAACTGTATGCCGTGTCCAAATAACCCGTATTCACGGTAGCGAACAAGTAGCGAATAATGTCACTGAAAACGGCACAGTGACAAGAAATTTGAAATCTCTGCAATCATAGGGCACAGCTTATCTCCCCACCCCATAACAGATAGGTTGTGTCCTATTTTCAAAGAAAAGGAGAAATGACACGTGGAAGAATTTGCAAAAATGATTTATAGCCAGTGGCAGAATGAGGATAACACCATAAGTTGGGATGATTACAACGAAGTAATCGGAAAATTGTATGAAATTCTCAATAGCGAGTTAGCTGATAACATAGAGAGAACAATAAACAAGAGAGTATGGAAAGTTCAAGAAAATGCTTTTATTGCAGGATTTTCTTATGCTTGCAAGTGCCTGTCTAATGGCAAGGTAAATATTTGTGTGGATGGAGGTAAAAATAAATGAAAACCTTTACATTGATTTCCATTCCAAAGGAACGATACGACCACATGGTAGAATCATACAGTGCCGTGGTAGCTGAAAATGAAAGACTGAAAGATAAATTGAAACGAATTGAAAGGTTGGTGAAAGAATATGACGGAACTGGTAAACGTTGAGGGAACAGAGTTATCTGTCAGAGAATATAATGGACAGAGAGTGGTTACTTTTAGGGATATTGACGAAGTACATCAAAGACCAAGCGGAACTGCGAGAAAAGCTTTTAACAGAAATAAAAAGTACTTCGTCCTTAATAAACATTACTTCGTCCTCCAAGTGGACGAAGCCAAAACAATTTTTAATATTAGTGCGCCAAACGGATTGATTGTATTGACAGAAAGAGGATATTTAATGGTGACAAAGCCGTTAAATGATGAATTGTCATGGAAAGTACAAGAAATGCTTATTGATGGATATTTTGAAGGCTTGAAAAATAAACAATCTACACCTACTGCCACCACGGCAATCGAGGAAAAGCCGACATTAGAGTTTGAAACAGACTGGTTCTGCATCAACCGTGGCAAAATCAATTACATCTGCCGTTGCTACGACATTACATCAAAGGAATATATGCACCACTTACTTGAAGTTTTGGGAAGAACGTATAATTTTGATGAAGCAAAGAGAATTTACAGCGCAACGACTGGAAACTGGAAATGTAGAAATTCCGAAGTAATCACCTACTTCCCACAGCTTTCAGACCTTGCATCTAAAATTCTTCAGAAAGACTTAGAGGACTGCACAAAAGAAGAGACCCCATAACAGGGGTCTTTTCTATGCCATTATTTCCATGTATCCGCTTATCAATTCATCAGCCAACGCAAACACTTCTCTTCCGTAGGTAGCCAAAAAGTCGGCAACAATCTCTTCTGTCTGAATATCCATAGTCAAATTGTAGGACAGGCAGAACGCATGGCACAATTCATGGCACAGCACACGGTCATAGAAATTACCATGAATCATATTTGATATGTAAATGTCTCTTGTGTTTCTATCAGTCATGCCAAACGTATATGTACCATCAGAACGCATCAGCATAGGGCTGTGACTTCCTACAAGCCTTAAATTCCAGTCCATTCCATTTATCGTGAACAACTTACCACCTCCAACATAAAAGGGGCTAAATAAGCCCCTTAAGTGTTTTAACCGATTTTTGTTACCAGTGCAGACAGCTTGTTTCGCAATACCGTCTTTTCTTCCGGTGTTGCATCGTTGATGATCTCCGTCATGTCGTTTGCGAGTTCGGTCATGTAGGTGTTCAGGTCACGGACTTTTGCTTCTTTGTCCTGCTGTGTATTCGCCTTATGCAGTTCCTTATTTTCCATGTAGGTTCTGCGGCTCATGCCACTTCTGCCCTCTCTTGCATCACGCATACCGGATGAAGAAGTTTCCGTGTAGTACATACGCCCCATGTCTCTGTCCATGTCACGGTGATACATTTCCGGGGTCATATGGTAATAGGGTGGCTCTTCATAACCTCTGCGGTAGGTTCCACGACCTTTAGGTGCAAATCTGCCGTCAGCATAGCGGTAATGGTCATAAAAACGTTTACCACCGTCACCGTAACGATCAAACATTTCCATGCTTTCGTCCGGGTCATATTCCTGCATGGTGATTGCAAGTGTAGCGTAATACTCTGCTTCTGCGAGGTCTTTTATCATGTCGATCACCTTGCCAGCTTCGCAAGTATCCACATGATCAATACCTTTATCAAACTGTGACTTGGTGCATTCAGTCAGTTTTTCACGCATTTCATGTATTCTCTTAACATCCATGATTTTCACCTCCTACGCTTCACGAACGGCAATCAAATTGCTGTTCTGCACTTCAATAGCTTGCGTAGAAGTGTTCTGAACGGCTACCGTACTGCAGCATCCACGAGGAACATCAATGTAAGCCTGTGCAGAAACATTGAATAAATTCTCTACTGCTGCCGGAGTTACAATCATTCTTGTGGACTGTAAAGGTTCTCCGTCTACCGCCAGTGCAAGAGAAATTTCCCCAACAGTTCCACCCGTGGGAATCTGAATGTTACCGGAATAACTTACAAGGAATCTTGCACGACACTGATTAGTGATACCTCTTAACTTTACAATTCCGGATCCCTCTCTGTGAGTGATACAACCACTTCCATTTACGGCAGTTTCGGTAAAAGCAACGTCCGCTCCTGCTGCCACAGTCTGTAATGCTACTGCTGTATATTCAGCCATAATAAATACCTCTCTTTCAAAATCAAAGGGGCAAACCATATAGTCTGCCCCATGTTGTCAGTAATTCTGCATAGCAGACATAACCTTAAGGTTAAGTTACTCGATATGCAGTTTTAGCATCCGCAACCAGTGTTACATCCACATCCGTAATATACATTAGGGTTAGGAACCTGGTATGCAGGAATGGGCGCAGGATTCACAGCGTTAATGATCTGCTGTGTCTGTGCACTCATGGCAGTAGTCAGAAGAGCATTCTGACGATCCTGAGAAGCGGCTCTGCGCAGATCGTTGTTCTCTGCCTGCAGAGTAGCGATCTTATCTTGGCATAAGTAGTCAAGGATTGCTCTTGTACCGGCATTCTGACTGTCGATAATGTCACGAGTGTTGTTATTCATGGTGTTCTGCAATGCGCAAGTATTCGTTGCCATATTGTAGTTTACATCCTGGATAGCTTCACGGGTATCGCAGCAACATTGTGCTAACTGTGCCTGTAAAGCGTTAGCATTCTGCATTCCTGCTACGGTGTCTGCATTGATAGCCTGTTGAATGCCATATCCAGTCTGTAAAATGTTGGTATTTACACCATTAAATCCGGTAAGCATACCGTTGTTTACAGCGTAGAATCCGTCACACAGACCGTTGTTGATTCCGTCCAGTTTACCGATGATAGTCTGGGTGTCGAACCCTCTTTGCAATGCAGAATCGGTGTAGTAACTGGAATTAGAGCCATTACCGCCCCATCCATTACCGCCCCAACCGCCAAAAGCGAAGAAAAGGACGAAAATAATAATCCACCATGCACCATCGTCACCCCATGCACCGTTGTTACTGTATCCGCCATTAGCTGGCATAACAGGCATGGTAAAGGGAGTATTGTTACTCTCAAACATAATTTTTACCTCCGTATAAGATTTTTTATACTTAATCTTGCAAGAATTTAGTATCTACTTCATAGGAAATTGACGCTTGAATTTTTCAAATTCAGAATCAAAATCTACGCCACGTTCCTTAGCAATATTTCTGCCAAAATTTTCAACACCTGATATGTCACCTTTTTGCGCCATTCCCATTACATTTCTAATCATGGGATTCTGCATCATCTGACTATTTCCCATAATCCCTTGAATTATTTGCCGTGGATTTCCAATCCCTTTAGGCATCTGCATAGGATTCATCATATTCATTCTGCATCATCCTTTCTTTGCGATTGCTGATTTTTTCTTTGCGTTTGCGAAGATTTTAACTGCTCAATCTTTTGTTCCAGTTCATCGAAACGCTTCATAAATACCGCTGTGGCTTCGTCTGATAGGTCAAATTTTGTTTTTTCTGTGTCAGACGGTAAATTGTTAGGGTCTGCATCTAAAACAGGCTTATAGAGCCTTGTATAGATTTTTCCATCTGCTCCCCAGGATTTAGCATAGATCTCCGACAAGTCCTGTTTTGGGAAAAATGCTGTGTTTCCATCCATAGGAACCTCATTCGGTGCTATGCACTCTTGCGCCGGTACAATACGACCGTACATCTGTACTGCGTTTTGCTGTGGCTGTTGCATAAATTGCTGTGGTTGGAATTGCTCCTGTTGTGGCATAAACTGTCCGTACATAGGTGTTCTATACTGCGGATTGAAATAGTTCGGATTCATAATCGGCTGCGGCATGGCTATTCTCCCTTTCTTCCATTGATTCTATCTGTTTCGCAATTTCAACTTCATCAAGTGTCTGATATGTCGGCTTGTTCATAAGTCCCAACGGACTGAAATTCATAAGCATTACCCGTTTCTCCTAAAACTTCCTCGATCACATGAACCATGATTGATTGATACTTAATCGGCACTTCCCTTGTACGTTCTTTGCTGAATATATGTTCCAGTGTTTCATCTGAAAATTTGAATTTTCCCATAAGGTCATCCCTCCTTATGATTAAATTTTTGCATAAAAAAAGTCGCATATAGTGACACATATACGACACTTTTGCGACAAGCAAAAAAATATTCAGTTTTAAAAGT